AGGATCTACTCCTAATTGATCTCGGTATGATTGTTTGTCAATCATTGCACCGTATGATTTTTTTCTATCCGTCCCATATCCCCACATCACAGGTTCATAAGCAGGCCTTGCAGCTGCAAACATTGTGTCAATTGAACCGTTAGGAACTACAATAGCAGTTTCTAAAAATGGATATTGTTTTGCCATCTTAGCAAACATTGCTTGTTGCATTTCTTCATCAAACGGTCTTTTCTCAGGGTCGTTGTTTTTTCCTCTAACTAAAAATACAACTACAGGTTTTCCATTTTCTTTATACATTTTTTCAAATACTTTAACATGACCTAATGTAAAAGGTTGGAATCTACCAACAAACATATTAACCTTTTTCTTACCTTGTTCTTTATGAGGAACTTTTAAAGCTTCGTTAATTGGAGCGGTTGCAGTTCTTACTCTATGACCATAAGGAGATAAAGAATATCTCTTAATACCAGTTTCATCTTCGCTAATATTAAATAATCCTACATTTCTTTTAAGCCATCTTTTGTGAGCCTTTATTTCAGATAAGATATTATTAACTTCATCCTCGGTTAAATGACCATCAGCAATGGCATCTAAAATAGCAGAACGAACCCTGGCAGCAGTAGATACATTTTTAGCTGGATGCTTTTCAGTATATCTCCTCTTAACAGTAACTCTTTTTTCTGTTATAAACGATTCTATGTCCTTTAAATTTCTCATCTATATATCTATATATTTATTTCTCAATTTTAATACCCATGTTAGCATTAAAAGGGTTGCTCATTGAGCCTTTCTGTTCAAATGCAAACTTTGCAGATGAAAATGGAACAGTTTTAAATTGGAATAAACCTTTTTTAACTAATACATCTAAATACAGCTGCTTAACATCGGTTACTATTTGTGAGTACTGTGTTAATTGTGAAGTATATTTTTTATTAAGTATTTTTGTAGCCTCAACCATTAATGGATAAAATACTATCCCAACTCTATTTTTACCTAGTGCTGTATATCCATCGTAAGCGGCGTTTAATTTTTTGTCATTCCAAGCCATTCCTGCTTTTGTCCATAAATTATTTAAAAACTCTTTAAATTTATTTTCGTCTAAATGTAATTCATCTAAAAAAGATACTACCGAGTCTTGTGTTAATAAATCAGGTTGAAGATTAGATTGTTTTGTTAAATACCAATAACCTGAGTTATTATCATCAGGAATGTTTACATTACATAAATTCATAACAGTATTGTAAATACTACTTCTTGCTAATTTACGAGGATTTGTCCATACCTTTATTACATTGTTATAAAAATCTTTTTCTTGTATAGTGTCAAAATCTAACTTATCATCTAAATACATTGATGATATTCTTTGAATAATAGTATCACCACTAGGAGTACCGCCTTTGCCTGCCTTTGATGATATACTATAATTATCAAAGTAAAAATCAACTAACTTTTCATTAGAATTTTTTGGATATCTTATACCTGCACCAGAATCTTTTAATAAATTAAATAACATAAACCCACCTAACACTTCACCATAATCATTTTGAAAGTTTTTAATTGAGATTGCATCTATCCCTTCAAATAAAGATTCAGTAATTAAATAGCTTAAACTTTGAGTAGGTGCGTTTGCATATTTTTTAAAATCGGTAAATTTATCAAGGTTACTTCCGTTTTCTATAACCTCACGAGTAGATGCCAAGATAAAGTTTTTATAATTATCTGGTAATTTACTAGAGTTTATGTATCGTTCTACTTTTGAATATAATGCAGTACTATTCTGGTATTCATGTTTAGGTAAACCCATCCTATCTGGTGTTAAATCTTTTTTACCTATAATAGCGGCTTCTCCTGTTTTCTTAGAAATTTTATATCTATTAGTTATTATAAAAAACTCGCTAGGGGAATATTCTTGCCCTAATTTATTAGATGTAGGTTTTTTAATGTTAATTTTATATGCATTGTAATCAGAAGATATTACACCAATAGGTAACATTTCTATTTCATACGTACCTTTCTTTAGTCCTGATTTTAATAAAAATTTGTCTATACTTAATTCTGCTGCCCCGTCATTAGCACCAAAGTTTGCACGAAGAACTTCTCCAGTATCACCCTTTCTACTTGACACACCTGCAGTATCAGTAGACTTCATAATAGATTTAAATTGCTTTTTCCAAAATTCCTCTACTGATTTTTTTGTAATCTTTCTTGCTTCTATTATTACATCAACCTTTCCTATATTAATAAAATTGTTATAGTCTAATACTTTATCTTCAATTAATAATTCTTCAGCATTAGGTAAAAGAGATTCATTGGTAGATTTAATTTTTAAGTAATCATCAAAAGTTTTAAACTTGCTATCTTCTTTTGCTTGGATTACATTATTTACTTTATCTACCATTTTATTAAAATCTTCAATAACCGATGGTGTCATGATATTACCGGTGTTCTTTCTTTTCTTTTTTAAAGAGCCTAGCATTATTTTAAAAAGATCTTTTAATTTAGGGTTGCTATTTAATATATCCTTGGTTCTTTGGCTTGGTATTAATTCTGTATTTAAACTAAACTCTTCTCCCTTTGCAAAATCTGCCTTTTCAATATCAACTTTTGTAATATCCTTTCCTCTTTTGGTTACATAGTCATTGAATATATTTGAGACTAATTCAATATATCTGTTATCCTCAGTGTCACCTAATATTTCATGCTTCTTAATACCTCTTTCTTCTATAAATGCCAAAAGATCTAATAAAATTATTTCATTAATATCAGCAGGAGCCTTTCTCATGTCAATAGGTTCCTTTTCTTTCATTAAGTTAATCGTATAAGGATCTATTAATTTAGCAGCAATGACTTGCTTTGTGCCTGATTTGTAAAATTTAAATATTATAGATTCAATAGGTTTTTTAAGATCATTTTGTAGTGTTGTGGATTGAATACTAGGGTTTAATATTCTAAGTAAATATTCAGCAAACGAATTGGTACTAAAAATTTCAGACTGATCTTCTTTTGGTGTTTCTAAAAACTCCTTAATCTTTTTCTTTTGGTCTTCTGTTAAATAACCTTTAAATAATGGAAGTAGTGGAGTAACACCTAAAGCGTTTGCCCAATCCTTAATTACTCTAGGATCTTCTATAACCTTTGTAACTTTACCTGCCGATGACATAACCTTAATGTGAGTGAGTACTAAATTATTTTTAGGTAGCCTATCATAAGTAATAATACCAGGATTAGTATTTACAAAATATTGAAAACAGAACTTCCAATTCTCAGGAATAGAAGAAAGATTTTTATTAGCTATTGATTTTATATAACTAATAGGCTTCTCATAGTAAACCATTATGGTTCTATCAATTAGATTAATAGGTCTTTGATTTCCGCCTTTATAAAAGGTAATTCCTTCACCGTCTTTTTTAAATGAAAACGAAGAACCTGATAGTTTTTCTGAAACTACAAGATAATCCTTAAAAAGATCTTCTATTAATTGTTGCCCTGCATCTTTATAAATCTGAGTTAACTCTTTCATTTGCTTATTTTATATTGTCAATTTATATATTCTTTAGTTTAATAGCTATATAAAAAAAGGATAGCATAATACCTACCCCTTATCTTACTCTATTATCTTCAGAGTATATACAAATATCACAAACGTTAACTCTTAATACAGGTGATTAAAATAGGTGTAACTGTTGTTTATCTACCGTATTTAATTATACCTAAAAGTTGATTAAGTGGGGCAAAAGCACCAGTTAGTTTATAGAGCTTACCGTTATATCTGAATACAATACCTTCACTTGGATAAATTGAATCTAAACCACCAATCCTATCTAATTTAGCAAGTAGGTCTTCAACTCTTTTAATTTGATCAACACCACCACCTTTTCTTATCTTAGTAGTTTCTTTATCTAAATATGCTCTTAGTCTTTGTGCTTCATCAGATGGGTTAGCTGCTACAAAATTATTTGCATTTTTAATTATAGTAGCACCAAGCTCTAGAAACAGATCTTCGAAAGGTTTAATGTTTTCTTTATACTTTTTCTTAACATCTTCTTTATCATACTTTTTAACTAAAGCAGCCTCATCTTTACCAATCTGCTTAGCAAGAGATCTCATATTTAAACTCTTTTTATCTCCGTATGCCCAACGCCTTAAAAGTCCTTCCTTTACATCCTGTGATAGGTTAGGAAAATCGGCATCTATCAATTCTCTCCACCACATTTCATGGTACCTTGATACCTCATCACTATCACCTAAGCCGTATCTTCTCTGTAGTGCAGTTACCTTATTATCGAATTTTTTCTGATTTGTACTAAAATCAACATCTTTTTGTAATTGTAGAATTCTAGGTGGGATAATTCTAAAGGTCTTACCTATATTAGATTTTACCTTTGATAAGATTTGCGGAATCTCCTTGGCAGGTCTACTATCAGTATCCAAAATATTTCCATCACCATCGGTTTTTGTAATATTATGAAATTGGATAACATCGGTATCATAATTAATTACATTAGGATTTTTTGAATAGATAAGCTCCATGTTCATAAAGTTCTTACCGTTATCAAATATTTCTTCCTGTTTAGCTTGAGGTAACTTAGATAAAAGATTGGCTAAATCCTTTGCAGCAAATACAAAAGTTTCACCAACAAGTGGAACTGAATGAGCCTCAAACTTAGAAACGAATTGATCAAGGCTCATTGGGTTTTTAGTATCACCAGTATTTCTGGCAAACATAACTTTACCATCCTTCATAGTAACAAAAAGATTTTGGCCATCAGTTTTTTCAATCGGCTCTTCTTCAAAGTTTAATTCACCTCTAAGACCAGCGTCAATAATTTTTCTAAAATCACCAAAAGTTAAACCCTTATCGTCATAAGGATGGCTCATGTGACCAGCAGCACCACCTTCAAAAAGAAATGGCTGACTTTTGTCAGTCAGCCATTCTTCAAACAGTTTTATATGTTTCATTAAATTTGTTTATTTGTTATGATCCCATTGTAGATTGTAAAGCTCCAACCATTGCTCCATAATCTTCACCATACTTCTTGAGTAATCCTTCAGCAGTTTCAGTTGCTTTAGTTTCATCAAAGTCATCTCCAAATGCATCTTTTAGAATTGCCATTGCATATTCTTTAAATTCATCAGCAGAGGTAATATCCTTTTCATTAATCTTAGCTTCACCAACTAATGCTTCACCTTTTGATTCAGGCTGTACTTTTACTTTACCCATATTCATTATGTCCCCAGCAATACCTGCGGCAGATTCAGAACCATCGCCCATTTCTGCAGGAACTTCAGTAGCATCATTAAGATCATCAGCTTCACCTTTTACTTCAGTTGTAATATTTTGATCTTTAGTAACTAATTCTTCGCCTTTTGATTCAGGTTGTACTTTTACTTTACCCATATCCATTATATCACCCGCGATACCAGCAGCAGTTTCAGAACCATCGCCTTTTTCTGCAGGAATAGCAAGACCATCATCTCCAGCTTCTTCATCAGCAATTTCATCACCTTCTACTTTAGTAATTACTTCACCAACAGCTTCTTCAACAGCTTCTTCTTCCTCAGCTTCTATTTCTTCTTCTTCTACATCTTCATATGATTCTGTTACGAAATTTGAAAAAGACATAATTCTTGATTCATCTTTCTTTTCTTCTTCTTCATCGTATTCAACATCTTTCTTTAATGCATCAATTTCAGAGTCATCAGATTTAACAGCTCCTTTATAATGATCAGCTTTTTCTTTGTCATCCTCAGAATCAACTTTCTTATCACCTTTATCTTCTAGCTCATCCCCTTCCTTTTCATCTTCCATTCCTTTATCCTCATCACCTTCAGACAGAGTATCGGCAGATGCAGAAACAACAGAATAATCTTCTGGTTCTTCAGCATCATCAGAATATTTGATATTCTTATTTACAGTAACTTCTTTTTCTTTAATAAAATCTTCAAAGGCCATAATTCTTCTAGTAGCAGCTGGTGTTTCTTCTTCCTCAGCAGCAACATCAACACCATCTTCATCTTCAACTTCATCAGCTTCAGCAGGAACCTCAGCAGTAATTTCAGGATCATCAGATACCTTATCACCTGCTTTATCTTCTATATCTTTAGGTTCGCCTTTAGCTAATACTTCATCTTCGATATCTTTTGCAGTATCTTCTTCAACTTCATCAGTTTCAGCAACTTCACCAGATGCACCAGTTTCTTTATCTTCTTCCTTTTCGCCTTCTTCACCTTCTAATGATTTAGGCTCGCCTTTCTTTTTAACTTCATCAGCTATATCTTCGGCTCTATCTTCTTCAAGCTCATCTTCAGAGATATCTTGTTTAGGAGTAAAATCCTTTAATAAACCTTCTAATTTAGTTAGAAGATTTTTTTCTTTCTTTAATTCGTCAACGCTTTCGTAACCGAGTTTTTTAACAAGATCCATTACTGCATCGTGATTAACATCTGCCGATTCATTAATTGAACCTTCGGCCTTTGTCATCATTGAAAACTTTTTGATTGGTTTCATTATAATTATCTTTTTTTGATTCTTTTTTTATATATCCATCTCTCATGAGAAAGATATTCTATATTAGTATCTAACATTCTGTACTTCGAATGGGAACTTTTCCTCTTTATAAATTTTTCTTCTTTCCATGCCATGCCTATATATGTAATTTACCCAGTCATGATCATCTACTTTATATCTAAAATCATCAATAAAGTCATATATTTTTACTACGTCTTTAGATGAGTGCTTTCTTAATCCTCTACCGATTGATTGTCTAATGATCACTTCTGATTTAAATGATTCAGTAAAAAATATGTTGTGGATATTTTTAATAGATATACCGGTTGAGAATGTACCATATGAAGCTACAATGATAACATCATCATTTTTTTCCATTCTTTTTTTAAACTCTTCCCTAAAATCAGACTTAACAGAACCGTCTACATAATAAACCTTCTTATCCGTTATTGCTCTAAGTTTTTGATATATCTTTTCGCCGTATGCTATTTTATGAAATAATACTAGTGAATTGGATGTAGACTTTTTAATTACTTGACAAACAAAATCTAGTCTCTTTTCACTTTCATTAATAAAATTCTGTTCTAAACTAAATAGCTTCTGTCTATCATACGGATTTTTAGATAGAGATGAGAATGCTTCTTTTTGTGCATCGGTTGCATATTCCATGTGGATTTGTAATACTTTACATTTTGCAATATGACCTTCTTCTTGTAAGTGAGCAGCCTTTACTTGAGTTACTAATGGTCCCATTGCCGACATTAAACTTAGTCTATTTACGGTTCCTCTTTTAGGGATAGTACCACTTAAACCAAATCTATAATCACAATGCCAGCATTTATCCATTATCTTCTGAATTGAGTTTGCTTTTGCTTTATGAGTTTCATCTACAAAGACTGCATCAAATTGGCTAAAGTATTCCTCATCCTTTTTAGTTAATGATTGATAAGTACCTATAACCACATTGGAACTCTTTCGTAATTTTACACCTGCATAAATTTGTTGAATCTTAATAGGTACTCTACCTTTATTATATTCTTCAAAGTCTCCGCTTGCTTGAACCACTAAACTTACATTAGGTACTATCATTAAGATTTTCTTTTTACCTAATTGCTCCATCATATAAGCAACTACCATAAATGAAATTAAAGTTTTACCTGCAGAAGTTGCTAATTCAGCTAAACACCTTCTATACTTTAAGATCTTTATTGCTGCATCAATTTGATAATCTCTAGGCTTAATTTCAGATGTAGCAAAAAACTCATCTACCCAAGATCTAAAGGTTTCTTCATCTATAGAAGTATCAAAAATATCGGTTATGCCGTTTAATGTAAATTGGTAATCGTATTCTTTACATATATCAATTACTTCTTTCCATAGGCCTGCTGGAATTTTATTTCTTTTAATAAATGAAATATTGCCATCCCATACCTTTTTCTTTACTAGAGGGTGAAATCTCCAACCTTCTATTTTCTTAGTAAGACTAGATTTTAACTGTTCATACTCCAATTCGGTACATGAATCAATTACTAAAAACTTTTTATTTTCGGACAGAGATAGTTCCATTAAAATTCCTTATCATCCAGATTAATTCTGTTTCTTATTGCAAATGCCATGTTATCTAATGTCTTAATACATTCATAATAATAATCTATATGAGATTGTAACATATCAATTTGTTGCCTAAGAGATGAAAGATCAGCTTTTATGAATTGGTTCTTTTCACCGTTAGTTAACTTAACATCATAGTTAATTGAATATTCTCGGTATTGCTGTTTGTAATACCTATCCCAGGTGGCGTTCCTTTTATATATGGTAGTTTTAAAATCAGTTACTTTATCTAATAAGATTTGTCTATATGATAACATTCTTACTTGGCACTCGGCCAGCTCATTCATATTCTTCAGTTTAGAAACAAGATCTTTAATCTTTGACTTCCAATCGTTTCTATCTGAAGTTAATCTACCTTCTAATTGCTCGTTAGCTTCCTTTATCTGTGTATCATCAAATGCCATTAAAATATTCCTTTATTATTATTAATCTTTTTGTAATTCTTAATCTTTGGCTGAAACTTCTTTTTAGGTTGAGGTAAAGAAAAGTTACTTTTTACTTCGTCAGTTTCAATCTTTTTAAACTTAGTAAATAATTTAAGCTTTTTCTTGGAAGTTTCTAAGTCATCGTAAAAATCATCAAATTGTTCAGTCACAAAATTATTATAATTTTTTATCATATAAATATAAGATCTAAATGGTTGTTTGTAAAATATTTATCCAACTCATTTAAACACCCAGTCCTATGCTTATATTCATATTTAACTAGATCATTTAAATCTTTTACCTTTTTAGAAGGTATTCTAAAGTCTTTTAAAAACTTGTCCCACATAAAAACAGTATTACCTCTTTTTAGTTTTTGTATCATTTTAGTCTTTCCTTCAATATCATTATCAAAGAAATATCTAACAGTTGGAATCTCATCAAAATCTAATATTTGTTTTTTAACACCAGTAAGACCAATTGTATTTGACATAAAGAATGAATCTATAGGACCCTCAAATACGGTAAACTGTCTACTTAAATCTGTTGTAAGTATACCAAATATCATTGATATTTTATTAAGAGAATCTAATTCTTCTTCTGAAACATTTAAAGGTTTTTTGAGTCTATCATATATTCTTTCAATATTCCATGTTTTATATTTAGGGCCACTATTGTCATCTAATGCTCTTACTTGAAAACCAACAATCTTTCCTTTAGGTGTAAGGTTAAATACATACAATTCCTTTCGTCTTGGGTCATAACCAAACTTTTCAGTTTTATGATGAAGTAATCTACTTTTTAAATAAGGATATGCTCTATATGTTAATGAGTTTATTGGATAGACATTAAAACCTAATGCAACCTCATCAAACGTTAATGATAAATTGTTTGCCATTTCAAATAAATGAAACTCTAAAGTTTCACCTAATGAAAAGTTTTTACGGTTTTCTTTAATAAAATTAATTACATTAATTCTTTCTTCTCCTTCAAAGTTTTCGTTATGGTCTTTTAAGAAGACGTCTAAACTTTCATGTGCTGAACAATTATAGCAATGATATTGTAAATTATTCCAATAAAGATTACCTCTCTTCTTTCTTACCGAATCCGTGGAGTCTCCACAATAAGGGCATGCAAAATTTAATCTTTCCTTACTTTCTAATATTCTTCTTTTCTCAGAGTGAGAATGGTTAGTATGAAGAACTCGGACCACCTTATCGATGATCCGAGCTTTCATTTCAGAAGATATTAATACTTCTGTTGCCATATCATTAAAGATCTAAACCATTAATGAAATCATCAAAATCATCTCCTTTAGAAGAATCTTCTGATTTTGTTTCTGTTGCCGCTGGTGATGCAGATCCTGCAACAGCCGTTTCGGTTACTGACGCCGCTGCCTTTTCAGATTTTGCAGGAGATGGTGCAGCTTGCTTACGAGTCACAGTATCAATAGAAGATCCAGGATTACTAAATTGAGATAGTACACCCATTACTTTATTTCTCTGCTCATCAGTCCATGGGCGATAATCAAAGTTCCCTAATTCAGGTGCATCCTTAATGTAACCAAGAATTGCAGTTCTACCAGCATCATCAGTTGTTACTGATTCTCCGCTGATTTCCATTGCAGTTCTGCTACCTTGGAATTTACTAGAATCATAATTAGGATAACCACCTTTCTTTGAAATTACTAATTCAAAATTCTTTCCTTCAAACGGATCAAATACTTGAGTAGGTTCATCAAACTGTGGATTTAATTCCTCATCAATCTTAGCCTTAATCTTGTAACCAAATTTCATTACTTTAATTTGACCTTCAAGATCTCTGTTTTGTGGATCCTTTACGATTTGAACTAATGCATAAAATACTTCTCTACGCTTAAGTCCCTCTGACATCTTTTTATCTACAGCAGATTCTGAGTTTCTAAGTTTAAAGAACATATCCTGTACCGGACATTTATCCCCAACCGTTGAAGGTGAGTCTGCGTAAAATCCGTTGCCGTCTCTATCTTCTAACCAATAGACATATTTACGAACGAAAGGTTTACGTGGATTTTTTACATTAGGAAGAAACCTAATTAGTGAACGGTAAGTACCGTCTTGCCCCTGATCGGGTTTTGGTGTGTACAGATCGCTGCTTGGTGCAGGTCTGTCTCCAGTGTCAAGGTCCTTGACGCTTACACTGAAAATGTCGAATTCATTTGCCATTTTAATTGCCTTTTTATTTTACTTTGTTATTAATTAATGGATATAACGCAGCGCTGCCTATTTAACTTGCCCGGGAATTGCCAATATACTTTGCCTTGTTATATGCCTGTTTATAAGTCACTGAATAATCAGTTCCTTTGTTATTTATATATTCATATCTCTATTTAGTTTCACACTAAACAAAAAAAAATTATTCTATAATAGCTGTTACATCAGAATCTCTAATACTGAATATCTTTTCACCGTTATAAGTAAATTCAGTTCCTGCTAAGTCATGAAATAATACTGTCATTCCTACTTTATAGTCTGAATCTTCTATATCTTCACCAACAGATAATATAACACCTGAATATGGTGGCGCATATTGGCCTTCAGATTTCGGTACATAGATGCTCCCAATTTTTTCTGGTTGCTCATCTTTTTTAAGAAATATTCTATTTTTTATTGCCTTTATCATAATTTTCTGAAACTAAATTCTAAACTCTATATATAAAATATACCTAATTAAAGAAAGAGAAGTATCTAATTACTAGCATTTAAGTATATTGTGGTTTTAATGTATAAAGTATTTTACTGTTCACTTTCCTTTTTCTTATTTGCATTTAATATAAAGTACGCATCTACAAGATCATCTATTGGTTTAGGGATCTTTTCTGTAAAGTCTTTACCTTGAGTCCATTTCCATAATTTAGTTTTCCTTAAATCACTGTCATTAAAAACATCGTCTTGGAATGCCTTTACCATGTAATGTTTATTTGCATTACCTTTACCTGCTAATTTTTTAACATGTGATGGTTGATAAATTGAAATATTTTCTACACCCCAAGAGTTTACAATTTCATTTCTTAAAAATGTATTGTATTGGACTATGTCAATAAAAGAATTACCTTTTGATCCATAAGAGAATCCCTCTAATGCAATCTTATGGTTTTGTGTCCCATATAATGTTATTAAAATATTTGAAATTAAGTCGGCTATATTTTGCCCATCTGTGAGTTTTTCCCTTTCTCTGAGTAAAAAGTCTTTATCTTTAACTTGTCTATAATAAGGGAATCCTAATATTGTTTTATTATCCATTAATTCTTTATGAACCGAAAATGATTTGGGTGTTTTTCTACCTTTTTCATCCCATACCCTATTACCATAATTAAAGAATGTAATAAATGTGTATTTGCCTTTATTGTCCTGTGTACATGCGCCTGGACTATTAAGAGAGAAATCTATACCTGAGTAAATCAATTATATTGAATTAAATGCGCTTACCTAATACTGCACCTAATGCAGCACCAATTAATCGACTAGTTAATAAATCATACAAGGCACCTTTCTGAATACCGAGTACTTTTGCGATAGCCTTTCCTACCGTTTTACCTAAAGCAAAACCAGTAAGACCACCTAAAACAGATCCTAATATACCTTCATTAATTATTTCTTCCATAATAACTTCTAAGTCTTTACCATTATTATGTTCTTCCATAATTCTATCTACTGCATTATCAATTGCAGTTTCCTGTTCTTCAGTTAAATCATGAGATTCATTTAGTAAATCTTGTATATCTATTGAATCATTTGTTGATTCCGTAAGATAGTCTTTGAATGTTTTCATTGCTTTTCTATTTGTTTATATATTAGGTTAAGTTAACTATAGTTTCTAAAACGTTATAGCTAAATTCAATATCAAATGTTTGAAATTCAATTGTGTTACTTGAGAAGTTTAAATCTAATGCACTAACACCAGTCATTATCATATCTTTCAATTGAACAGTTACAAATATTTGCCCTTCACCATCAATCATCTGTAAACCGACACCTTCAGGTACAAATGGAGTTTTGCCACTCTGCTTATAATAATAATCAAAAACATCAACAGCCATCCAATAATTAATCCAACCATCAAAGGCTTGCATCGTAACAGTTAACGATTTATCAAAAAGTTCTTGTTTAGGTAAACTAGTTCTAAATTTTCTGGTATTACCTGGAAAGTCATTTTGTGATACTGCATCAAAACTCGGTCCTGGTAAATTCATTGACTGGATTCCGTAATTAAAAAAGTCTATCGGTTCTTTAATCATTGAACCTGGCATACGATTTAAATATGGTCTATACTTATCTGCAATTTCCTTAGGGATAAAATTTCTAGGGAATTCAAATTTAAATTGATTATTTCTTGCGCTTAATAGCATATGATTTTATTTTTATAAGAGTTGGTTTCCACTACCTGTCGTACCTTGTAAACCATCACTTTCTACAATAAATGTCCCAAGACCACCTGTAACAGGATTGTTTGATGTATTGAACTGTTCATTTAAAGCAGATGCGTTTTCCCAGTACGAAGTATTATTAGTATTAGCAGCAGCGGTATTTGATATTATATTAAGCCCTGATTGCTGTGATATTGCAGATTTCATAAAGGTTGATGCTGCTTGTGCAGCTGCTGATTCCGCGACTATAAGATCCGATTGTGATTGGTCTAATTGTTCATATAATACAGCATTCTCATCACTTAATGAAATATTTGACTGTTCTAATGCATTTAATGTTGCTACCATTTCTGATATAGTTTGATTCCTTTGTCCTACTGTAGTTTTCAACACATCTATTTCACCTTGTAATTTAGCCAGCTCTTCAGAATACAGTAGTGATTGTGCATTCATTTTTGTTGTTAGACTTTCTTGAGCTGCATCAGTTAAGCCTAAAAATGTACCAGTATATAAAACACTTTCATCACTAATACCAAATTCATCTTCCATTCTGGTTGATATGTAAAAGTTTTTATTATCTAATGATAATATCTTTTTTGAATTTTCTTTATCTATTCTAAATAAGACTTGACCTTGCGCCAAGTCAACATTTTCAACCTGTGTCCAATTAGGAATTCTTATTTCATCGTTTTCACCAACAAAAACCAAAGTAAGAGTACCAACATTACTTAAATCAATAGGGGAATCTGCTAAGTCACCATTTTCACCAGTTTCATCAAATATTGTAAAAATTACATAATCATCAAATGGTGAAATTCTTATTTGGCCATCGCCTTGTGGCAATGCTTCAGCTGTAGGATTAAGAGATGTAAATCTTTTAAAATATTCAGCTTGATTAGATGTAAATGTCTCGTTAGTTTGTACTGCCATCTTCTGTATCTGTTATTGTTTGTATTTTAGCTGGTGAAATTGCAGCCTTTACATTTATCCTATCTCTAAACGTAGTAATATACTTATTTTTTACAACTAACTGTTCAACTATTTCAGTAGACGTCTGCCCTGGGTTATTTCCAACACCCCCATTATTAACAATAATATTTGAACCATCATCATTAGCCAATTGGTTATATACATTAGCAACAGTAGGAACTACACCTAAATTAATTTTCATTAATCGTCTACCATATTTTTTAACATCAAACGAAGTTAGTTTTGCTGATTTTAAAATCTGCGTGTTATCTGCCCTATTGTATAATCTTAATAGGTAATTAATTGAAAAAGATGTAGCAATAGCACTATTTAAAATAATAGGCCTAAATAAAATAGGATTATCAAAATTAGTAGTTTGTGTAAATACCTGAGTACTTGTTTTAACAAATGAAGTATTTATTTGTTCGCTTACATTAATTTCATGAAATACTACATAGTCACCACCTGATGAATTTAACTGAGCAATAAAATTAGAAAAAGTAGAACCGGTTACTTCACCAGATAGTTCAAAATAATCTCCGCCATCTGCCTCTACAACACTTGCATATAGATTATCATAAATATCTCTACTAGGTAAACTTACTGCATTTATTTCCTCTACATTATAATAGTTATAACCGTTATCAATAATCGTTTCATAAATACCGGTAGCTTTAAATGTAATAGTAGGTGTACTAAGAAATCCCTGCCCTTCAGTTAGACGATATCCTAAACCGTTAGGTACAGCATTACTGAAACCGTTATTCATAAAGAATAATGAAGGTACTCTCCATTCTATATATGTAGCATAAAGATTATCATTAATTAAAACTGGATCTGGGTTAAATACAGGCGTATCAGTTTTTAAGAAATTTATAGAAGATAAATTAAGTAAAGTACCATCTCTCCTAGGAACTAGCGTTTCAAATATTATTCCGTCATAGCCTGTAAAAGTAAACCCTGCGACAAAATGTACTCTTATTTTATCATATGCTATATTTTGCTGTGGGTTAAATGTCTGTAGTAAATTTGCACTATCAGTTAACTCAGGATCAAAGTCATTATAAGGTACACCGATATCAGTATCTAAATATGCATATTGTGTTTTATTTTTATTAATCGCTGCCGCTGAAATATCACGATAGTTACCCATCTCTGCAGATACACTATCAGTATTAAAAAGATAGCTACCATCAGTATGACCATCTCTCATTATCTCTATAGGATAAATGGATGTATTAAGTTCCGTTGGGCTAGTTTGACTAGTGTATATGTACTCTAATAAAATACCGTCGGATAATTGTATAAATTTAGATGATTCCATTCCTTTTATTTATTTACCATTGTAAAAACTTTGGTGTATAATTTAAACCAATGCCTACATATGGGCTTATCTGCTCACCGCTTAAACCAACACCTAACTGTAAACCTAAGCCTAATGTTTTTCTATTTTCATATTGTAAACTTTTAAATGCTTTACTCTTTTGGTCAATTAATATTCCTTCGGCACTATTAAATGTAGTTCCAGGATAATCGGTTAAAAGATTTACAAATAATTCTTTTGATTTAGTATCTTTAATTAATGATGCAGTTAAAAATATATTTTGTTCTAGTCCTATACTAGCATTACCAAACGATATAAGACTATCAGAAGTTTCATAAGGTATTATAGCATCAATTGTTCTAGAGCTTTTACCCCATTCTTTTTTATCTGAAAATGTTAAAGCTGAATTAAAATCTCCAATCACAGTATTTATAACAGTATCAAGTATAAATACAGGTACCTCTACAATAACCTCTTTGATAACAGTCTCGGTTTTAATTATAGTTATTGGCGGTTTCCCTTTTTCAAATTCTAATTCATTTTCAATTTCTTCTAGCGATAAATTTAAAGCCATTATCTCAGCTACCGCATTACCGTTAGCATCAATATAATTTTCAATTGTGTCTAGTGATGCTTTCCAATTATTTTCAACTCGGTAAACTTCATTCTTTACATCATCGGTAGCTTGACACTGTCTTAATAGCAAAATACATAACACTACAATACCACCTAATAAAAACATCCTTGTATTTTTAGGGTCAGTTATTGTAGCTAATATATTTCTTAATATTATCATATGCTGTTTTCGTATACTTGTAATAATTTATAAGGAGTAACTTCACTCTCTCCATATTTCTTTATTAATTTATCCATAAACCTTTTTTCATTAGTTTTCATGTCCTCTAATTCATCAAAAAGATCATCTCTTTTCTCTGCTAGGCTTTGAATACTTTTTTGCATTAGATCAATCGAAGTTTCTATTTCCTTGTATCTATCTACAAAATTTATTAATTCTTTAGTTTCTTTCTTTGTCATTTTTAATTTTTTAATTAAGGCATTAATTCATATGAAAACGTAAATCTATGTAAAGATGAATAAATTGCACTAGCCTCACCTGCGACACCTAATGTGCTCTCTGATCCAGAACCAGTTGTATCAAATACTAATCTATTATTTATTGGATTAGACTGAAGGTTAATCCACAGAGCTTGCGAACTAACATCATTGTTAGGGGTTGATGGATCGTTTAGAGATCCACCTTGTACAGTACCGGAAGTCGGTGCTACTTGAAGAGGTGCAGTTAAATTGCCCACCAGCCATGGTAACGTACCACCAGTGTTTGTTGAAAAACCGCTCCCAGTTATACCATTGTAAATAAACTGGCCACCACCTTCATATCCACCATGACTATCACTGTTCATAGCACCTTGTGCAGTTCCACTAATATTTAAATTTCTACTTCCTTTTTTAGTCCCGGAAGAAAAAGTGTAATCTGTAGCATTACCAGCTTCAGCAACTTGTACAGGAAGAGGTATCGGCCCAACTAATAAATTAGACTTAGGAATACGATTTACCGGCAAATTTGAGTATGCCGCATCTGCTTGAGCTGGTGTCGTACCAGCAAAATCAGGCCAAAATGATACTGATGAATTTGCACCAGGCGCATTTGGAGAACCGTTTCTATCAATAACCCATCTAATCATACCACTTCCTGAGACGACTCTACCTACTCGTTGCCATTGATACCTGTACTTAAAGCCATAATCATCATTATTCGTGCTTTGCCACATGTCAACAGTACTTGAAAATCCCTGTGACCCACTCATAAATGTCTGTTCTTGGATCGTAGGGCCACTCCATGCACCACCAAATTTAGAAATATAATGGTCTCCTACATAATCACCCCAAACCTTAAATGTTTGTCTAGATCTATATTGATCTCCTACATTAGTACCACCATAAGGGGTAGATGGTGTTGGGTTATTTGGCCAGGACGCGGCGGCAGGAGCACTGAGAGGTATACCTTGATTAAGGGTCTGCCCGCCATTAAAACCTTGACTTCCATTTGATCTATTAACACCTCTTGCATCTCCAATACCATATAGATATGTTGTACCGCTTATATTATCACCACCCTTTGTACCAGATGGCCCAAACTCATCTTGATTTAAACCAATAGTTACACCACTACTAGTCTCTCCGGTGTTTTTAATATTAGTAGTCGTAGTGTCAGCCGTACCCCATAGTCTTATAGATGAATCCATGACAGTTACCAATGGGGATGGCTGGAGTGGTGGGTTGGTTTGAGTAGCATTGTCTGGTGAATATATCCATATTCCTCCAGCTGCAGTTCCTGAAACAGTAGTACCCCCCTTTATATGTAATACACTTTCAGGTTCTAGTGAAATGTCTACTGCCGGGCCGACTGTAGAAGCCTTAGCATAAGGTCCTTTTATCATTGCCCCGCCTGGGAATCTCTGCCACGGAGTACCCCCTAGATTAGTCGTACCACCCTCAGGGCCAAATCTTATTGTAGGATTATTAGAACCGCTACCGCCTATTGGACCTAAGGATGCGCCAATTACTATAGCAGGTTTGTCAAAATTGCCAGATATGAATATAGGATAGCCAAAGTATGCTGTCTTAGGTATCAGACCGCCAGCATTAGTAGAAGGTATTGTTATAACAGGTGTTGGCTCTACCGCAGTTCCTGTATCTACCGATATTGCAATATCCCCACCGCTTCCTGTAGTTAATGATAAATCTTGACCTTTGCTACGAAGAGATAAGTACCCAGATCCAAGTGAACCTGAATCTATATTAATACCACCTCCCATACCAGGATTTAATGTTTGAAGATTTATATTACCTGCGCCCATAGCACTATCATCAGTAATAAGATTAATAGCACCTGCAGTTTGATAAGTGGCTAATGGGTTATATATAGCTCCATAGCCCGCTGCTATTGTTACACCTGACTGATCACTCAGAAGTGTAGAAATTAATACACCGGTTGTAGGTATACTATCGACATCATTTCCAATTACTATACCTGTACCTCCTCCCCCATTCATAAACGCGCCATCGTCACCTATGACACTTACTGTACCTGTTAAACTCTTAAGTTCTGCGTTAAGATTAGATCGTAGTTTTATAATTCCCCCTGAATCGGCTTGAATTGTACCTGACTCTATTAAAGTAACACCGTCATAAGTACCTGTAATACCACCAGGTACTACAATGTTACCGCCACTCTGTATTCGTGTACCTGCACCTGCACCAAGAGTAACAAGATTTAATTTAGCAGAATTTCCACCTACCATTGTATTTAACTCAATATTTAAATCTGATGTTTCAATTCCACCACCGACACTAGTACCACCTGCTTTAACACCAGTTGTTAAATCAATCGATAAACCAGCCCTCAGATTTAATCCTCGTTCCGTTGCGCTCAATTGTATACCGTAAGTTGCTGCCTTACTACCTGGTGTAGTAGCAGTTTTTCTTGTAATTAGAAGTAATGAATCATCTGGTGCTAATTGAATTCCTGCTAATAAAGTTGGATCGTCTTGTTCAAAATTATCATTTATACCGGTTTCACCACCCATAAGCTTAATTGCGCTTACACCACTGTCTTGTTGATGCACTAACATTGACATTACTGTAGTATCAACATTACCAGCCATATCAGTACTTAAATTAAATTTAGGATCAAATGCAATTTGACCAAATGCAATATCGGTCGGTGAAATAGCACCTATCACTACTGATGATAATCCACCATTTCCTGGTGTAGCACCTGCTGTAATTATTGCAGGGTATAAAGCATTTTGATTTACTGGTACATAATTCCCTAGTGGATTATTACCAAATGAATCCCATCCAATGGATATACCCGGGGATCCCTGTGGACCTGTTAAGTTAGTATTTGTAATGCCCCAATTAACACCATCATATTCCCATACTTGCCCATCAGCTTGTAGGTAAAAATCATTATTTAATAAATCAGGTGAAACAATAATCGTATTAGGATTAGTTCCTGGGCTAACTGTAAGGTCTTGATACCATTCGGTTCCTCTTTCACCACGTCCGCCAATAGGACCAGGTAAACCTTGTGGTCCATTTGGACCAGGCGCCCCTCCTCCATTTAAAATAAGTTGATCAAAATTAAAATTTACTTTATCAACGAATTGAGAAATAGTATCTGAGGCTAATATTTCTTGTATGGTAATTGCCATCGTATTCTTATTTTTTAACTATAGTAACACTAAACCCAAATGATTCAGTAAAACCTGTCCTTTTGTTATATATTAGGCTAAGATCAAATGGATTATTATTTATTAATCTTGACCCAACAGCTGTGTTTATGTTTAACCCAGCAGCAGACTTCTCTGTGTTTGTTAATGAGGCAGTAGAATAATCAATAGGGCTATCATCTCTTGTACTCTTTACATAAAAATCTATATTGCCTACTTTATATAATTGCAGTATATTTTGAGTAATGTATCTAATTACATCATCATCAATAGTATCTAAATCACCGTAGCTAAATTCAGGCTTTATAAATTTTACAAATTGCTCTTTAATAGGATCAAATAAAAATTCAATTAATCTTTTTTGTATAAAATTATAAAATTTAATTGACGTATTATTTTCAGTAGTCATAAATGTACCTTCTATTAATGATGGTTGTTTTATAGCACCCCTTACGAATGGTGAATACTCAAATGTTTCTAATTCAATTTGTTCAGGTACTTTTAAATATTTGGAACCAAAAAATGATTTCTTTTCTGTCATTGCTTTAGTACCAATAACAGATTCTACTTGAGATTTATCTATACTCTTTCTAAAATAAGCAGGTTCCCAATTTGATGCGAACGCGTAAAAGTTTCTGCTTGCAATTCCTACTTCATTAATTAAAGGGTATAAACTTAAGAATGCATTATCAATAGAAAGCTCTAATACAGTAGATGGATCTTCTTCATTAACTTTATGATAAAATAAATTCTTTATTTGTCCAAAATTGCTAACATCACTAGAATTAAATTGAGTATTTGTATATCTACATAATTCTAATACTTTCTCTTTATATATAGCATCTTCCGGTATAGGTGGATTAAAATCAACATTAAGATAAGGGTCTCTAAAATATAAAATATCTAAAGCCGTTGGTTGATAATAACCAGCATGCCTTCCTATTGGGGTTATTCTAGGCTTTGTTTGTAACGAAAGACCATAGCCAATAATATCTGTTAAGTTAAACACAGTAGGTTTAGCAGGATCAGGTAATGCTCCAATATACACAGATTTTAGAATGTCCGACTGTGACCTTAACTCAATAGAAAAGGTTTGTGCAATATTTCCATCAGAGTCTAATACACGGTTACCGTTTTTATCAATAGTTTCATATACTATAGATGGGTCTCCTAAATTAACATTCTTAAAAAGAGTAGCAGAACCAATATCGGTTAATCTGGTAGAATAAGCATCAAACCCACCACCAAGAGTAATGTATGAGGCTTGTAATAAAGCAGCTGTTGTTGGTATACCACCACCAGGGAAAAATGCCACACCATTTACTGTTATAGTAGATGCATAAAATTCAGTATCAGATACTACTCTTATAATATCACTTATTTCATATACATCTGCTCCTATTTGAAATTGTATTGTATTAAATAATCCATTACTCCCTCTCCTAATATCAGATAAAAATTTTGTATGAACATTATTTATATCAGGTATTCCTTTAAAAAGAAATGCATTAACCACAGGGTCAAACTGAGCGGCATTCAACGCAATCGTACCACTTAATGAACCGTTTTTATAAATATATTCACCTTGCGCATTTTTTTCAGGTTCACATTCATTAGGTGTACTTTGTGTTTCATATTCATTTCTTAAAGAATATAATGCAGTTCTATCAATACTTTGTTCTCCATTATTAAAACATTCATTATCTAGTGTTAAAAAGATCATCATTACAACAGTCTTCCACTTTTCATTCTTTACAAATTTTACTTGTGTAGTAGGTTTACTTGGCGCGTTAGGTATCAGCATTACAGAAAATCGATAATCATTAAAGCTACCATTAGTAAGATATTTTAATGACCTGGCATTAAAGTTAGGCTTTTCTTTAGGGTTAGCTTTTGATTTTGCTATAATTCTAACGCCTCTTAAAAATGTTTCTGAAAAGTTTTTTTCATCACCACCATTAAACCTACCATATCTAATTTGCCTGTCTATTAAATTAATATTCCCACCTGTAGTAAACTTATCAACAATAAAATAATCATTAAAATAATCTTTATCAACCTTTTGGAAAGTACCTGGTGTATAAACTGCACCTGTTATAGGATTAGCTTCAATAGTATCAGTTGGTGCAGAATCAATATAACTCCAGGAGTTCTTAATTGCTTCATTGCCGAAATAATCAGGAAATTCACATAAGTAATACCACTCGTGAGTAAACCCTTGCGCAATTTGGCCTACTTCCCATTTAGATGGTGCAAAATTATTTTGACCAAATGCTTCATTAACATTTAAGCTATATGGTAAATTTCTAACATTTTTACCATCATTTAACCAAGACCATTTATTTATATAAGGAATTACTCTAGATGCTGTTGCCTGTTGCGTCAAGTAATTTTCCTCAAGCCTATCATATTCGGATTTTATAACAGTATCAAAAGTTTCATCAGGTGATGCATCTTTTAATAAACCTATTAATCTAGCAAAACCACCATCATCATAAAATGCTCTAACTTCTGGATTAGCACTGATATTAATATAAACACCATCATCGTTTGTTTGATTATAATTTTGGATCTCATAATTAAGCTCACCTAATTTACTATACATAGTGCTATAAAAATCATAATCAAAATCCTTAATAGGAAATATTGAAAACCTACCAAAGGATGGCCTATAATCAGAGTATAAAGCAACCTGCCCACTACGAGTGATATTTATTTGATCGTCATTAAGTGTTATAATTACATTTTCGTCTACGCCTTCGTATCCTATAATTTTACCAGCTTTATTTATTATTGGATTATCTAAATATGGCACCCAATCCCCAATTTGAGCAAACCCATCCTTAGACTGTATCCAATTACCTTTTATAAATCGATTCTGGTCACCGTTTGCAACTTTAAGTAAGGAGCCTTTCACATCATTACCACCTACAAAGTTTTTAGTGTCATCTACTACTGACGATAAAGGATATGTTAAAATTGAGTTTATCATTAATGGATAATCTACAAAATCCATCTTAAATCTTAATCTATTAAATCTATCTCCACCAAATCTTGATTGAATAAAAACAGTACTGTTATTATAAGAAGCTTCAAAAAATCTAGATTCTACAGGTATTCCGATATTAATAGCTGACGTAATAGATTTAGCAATTTCATCAGGTGTACCGTTAGGATTAAAAAACTGAAACTTACTCTTACCTGGTTCAGGTACTTCTATTGAACTAGCAGCAATTTGACCTACCTCATTAATACCATCATAGAAAGTAATTCTAAATCCATCAGTTAATTCATCTAATATATCAAACTTACACGTGGCTTTACCTTGCTGTGGTAATATTTTGGCATTAGCATATGTATCAGGATATTTAAACCCAGTAAGAACCGAAATGTCAATTTTAGTATCAAAAATTCGTATTTCATTATTACCCCATTGAGAGCCTTTCTTAACAGTATGAAAACTATTATTTTTATCCTTAATATAAAATATTGATTCTACTTCATCCACTCTCTGTGGTGTAGGTAGGCCTGTAACTGTTGTAGTTTTAGCAGGGTCTAAATAAATAAGCATACCGTTAGTGTTTGTCATCTCAAACGGTGTGTTAAGTTGCTCAGATACTTCAGTTATTGTTTTAATCTTAGGCAGCTGAGTTTTTTCTGTATTTTTATAAAAGCCTTCGCCTGATATATCAAATAATCCTTCTTCTATTTCATTTACATATAAACCAAAATAGCGATTCATAGAATAATCAGGTGCATCCGCATCAGAAAACAGAAATTCTAAATTTATTAAGTTAGCTAACAATACACCGTTTCGCTGAAACCCTTCAGTAAAGAAGAATTCATTTTGTATTATTGTAGCATCTTTTGTTATTAGATCACCGTATGCAAAGCTACCGCTTGAGGTAAACCCACCCTTTGTATAGTTAATACCTGCCCATTGTATTGGTTCATCGTTTCTCCATGAAATATTTAAAGGTGTTTCAGGAAAAGATTCTTGGTTTCTATAATTTCTTATATAAGAACCTAATAAACTATTGCTACTTAAATCAAATGTTTTAATTGCAGTACAATTTTCTAGAACATTTTTTGTAAATGCTGTCGATGTTTGTGCGTCTAAATAATTAGTGTTTTCTAAAGATTCTTTTATGTTATTTACTGCTGCTGGGTTATCTATTCTAAATATTACAAAATTATTAGGAATCTGTTCATTTAACCAGAGCGGTGATAGCATCCCTAAATTTTCTGAATACGCTTCAGATGCCACTGACCTTGTACCAGCAGAATAAAACATTTCGTACTGATTTTGGTATTGTGAAAGAACTGATATATCTTGAAATTCTTGGAATACTTCATATGCTAAGTCTTTTGGAAATTTACCACCTTGAAAAAATTTAAAAACATCTCTATCATAAGTATCATTACCACTTACTTTAAAGGCCTTAAATGTAGATGAGGCTAGCTGAGTATTTGCACTAAAAGATTCTAAGTATATGTTATCACCATTACTAACTAACTTAACATTACCTGTTAATTTAGGATTTGTTCTAATTATACTATAAGAAGCCTTGTCTAAAAGTTTTTCAGCCATTTATCTTTCTCTTTTTTTATTTATTCACCAAAGATAAAGATAAAATAAATTAAGAATGTTATTAGCCTATTGGTCCAGCACCACCGTTAACATTAGCAAGCTGTATTCTAGAAACTCTTGTTTGATTTACCGAAGGGTTTAATCCTGCTACTACTTTCTCTAAATCATTTAATCCTTTAGTAACTGTCTGTGATGGGAATACATCTATATTTAAATTATCCGATCTGTATTTAGCAAAAACCTCAATGTCATATTGGAATACCCTTTGATTATTAGGATATAAATCAAAACCAAGCTTCTTGGTATATGTTACATTTACAGTAGCTCCAGTAGAATCACCTGCAATATTACCTATACCACCAGAAGATCCTGCTCCTGTACCAAAGTAATCTGTCATTCTATATTGAAATACCAGAGGTATATTAATAGAATTTTGCTGGCCGAATTGTACAACCTCCTCAGATTGAACCGAGTCTCCATCTACTTGAATATTTTGATGAGTATCAGTAGATACAAATAAATAAGAACCACACGATTGTTTACCTAATAAATATTGGTCAAAACTATCAAATGCAGTTTTTACATTTCTTTCATATCCATTACCATTATTAGTAAGATCTGGGTTTAATACATCATTAGATAAATTAGATATGGCTACTAATGATGGGCTAGCGGCTAGCACTGTATTATTAGCATCATTAAAAGTAACAGGTTCTGTTAAACCTAGTGCAATAAGATCTACTGCGTTTTCATTTAAATATATTGATTGTTGTTTACCATAACTTTCATCAGACTGTAAAGGTATAAACTTAGATTGTCTAAATAAAACATCTGCAGTTCCTGCACCAACTGTTGCTGATGAACTAGTACAATCAACTGCAACACCAGGGGCTGCTGGTAAAGTTGCATTTACTCCACCTAAACTATCACCAGTTTGTAAAATATAATTTGATCTATATGCAGCATAACTTTTAACGTATGGGTGCTCAGTATGTACATCAATAACATCATCATTACCTGCTATATAACCGTTGGTAACAAAAGGTACTCCAGTTAAATCAAAACCACCTCCCCAGAAAAAATCAGTTGCTACACCTGTATTAGATGATGCACTCCTTCCATAAAAATTTTCTGCTTTGTCTAGGTTTACAATAAAGTCACCATCAGGGTTTCTATAACTATAAAAGTTATCTTCTGACGAAACGTCACTAAATCTACTATATAAGAATTGATTTTTATTTTGTGCTGATTGGTATGGCGCAATAGAAACATCTTGTCCAAATTTCCATGAATTACTCGTGGCCGGGTTAGTTAATAAGATTGGAGTTAAATCATATTTTCTAATTGTGTTATAATCAGCATCATCAGCCGTGTATGTATTAATACCTGAGCTCTGGTTTATTGAACTATTATCTAACCATGAATATGTTGCTGGCAAAATAGTAGAACCGTTAGTAACATCTGCATTAGTAAGATATGGACTTATTGGTGGATTTTCAGATTGCTTAACCATTCTAGTTCTATTACCTGCTATTCTAGCAATTAATCTTAATCCACTTTGTGCAGTGTTTGCAATATTAATAAAGAAAGTTTTTGATATAATCGCCCCTCTAGGATCATCTAGGTTAGCAACCTCTTGTGAATAGAAACCAGCAAAAATACTTGTTGTTGCATTTCTATTAAGGTTTGTAACATTACCTTGATCATCCACCAAAGTAGTTCGTAATTCACCCTGTGCAGATTGTAAAATCTCAGAAAACAAATCTAATTGATTTTGCATTTCTGTTAACTTAGTAAATAAATCAATAGGTGTTTGATTCTCAGATAAAAACCCAGAAGCAATAACTGGAGATGAATGTGCATAATATGTTTCATTAGCAGTAAACGAGCTACTTAAGTGTTCTTGTATTCCTAGTTCATTTAAATCTTGTTCTAGTGAAACTTTTGCTAAGTCTTGCTGATTTTGGTTTATGATTGCTTCGGTAGCGTTATCAGAGCTAAGATCTGCAGGAAATGGAATTATAACAGCGGTTGACCAATCGCTCTCTAATGGGTTAGATGGCCATCCAGCCTCACTTATAGATTTAACTTGCACCTCAACCTGTTCACCCTTTCTTATAGGTATATCTAATTGATTAATGTTTACCGACTCTGCATTATCAGAATCAATTGGTACCCATTCATAAACACCAGTTAAAGAACTTTTAACTCTAGGTCTTAGTGTACTTTCTATTATTGAATAATTTGAAAATGCACCCTGTGATGTACCTGAACCATCTTTAAATTCAAATTGATTAACAGGATTTGCAACGCCGTCATTAGATAAATAACGATATCTTATTTTAAATTTAACAACAGATTGTGGCCCTGTAGCTGGAGTAGATTTTTCTAACGGCATAGACCAAAAACCTCTTACTCTATATTTAGGTGTAATACTTGAAACAGAATTATCTTTAGCTTTTGCATCAATCTCTTTTACAACCGACGAGTATAATTCAGCTTGAGAAGATCTCTCTGTAATTAAACCTTGTAATGCATTCCTATCAGCATCTCTTTCTACTTCAGTAGAATAATTAGTAGTTTGTATTTTAGTTCTACTTTGTTGAATTGCTACATCGAGTTCCTTTAAAGTAGACTCAATAGTATTCTTTTGATTATTTAAATCGGTAAGCTCAACTATAGCTGGTGAATCGCTTACTTGTGCATTAATTAATTTAACAGCAAAGTCTTCTGTATTTATTGTAGGTGAGTTAGGCTTAAGCCCTTCTCTTGTTGTTGGAATTTTATCATCAGCAAAAGAAAGTAGCATTGATCCAAAGTCAATTGCGCTCTGTTGATAATATTCCGCGAGTGTTTGGCTAACACCTGCCGAATTAATAGTAGTAAGTGTATTTGTATAAAACGCACTCCCTGGTGACCAATTCACTGAAGGTATTTTAGAATTAGGATCTATCGGTTTTACAAAAGTAACACATCTTTCATTGAATCCCACAGTAACATCTACCTGCACATTATCTTCTACTGATGATGCGATTTTTAACATATCAGAACCAATTAAAACAGGATCAGACCCTTCAACTAATTCTAAGATAACTGTATTTGTACTAGAATCTAATTTAGTAATTTTATATCTTGTACTAATAGGATTGTTAATTACCTCAAGACTATCTCCAACTGCTAATTGGATAGTATCATCAAAGTTTGCTTCAGAATCAGTATAAAAAATCTTATTTAATTTATATTGCTTTTTCTGTGATACTATAGTAACACCATTCACTTCTTCTGTAACAGTAGCATCTGATATTCTAAGTACGCTAAAATCACCAGTATATCTTTTAGATCTAGGAGGTAAATCAACGACGGCTTCATCTAATACATATGATATATTTCTTTCTACGATTTGCTGTAAAAAGGTAGTGTAATCGATGTCTGATCGCCCTTCATAATTACTATTAAAATAATTAACCTTAGATTGTGTGTTAGTGTTAAGTATGTATCTTCTTATGATTGCTCGTTCAGTATCAATAGGTACTTGTCCAGTTAAATCAAAAGATACATATAATAGAGGATTTATTAATTCTTCAAAAAACCAGTTAGGCTTTATATTAAATCGCTCTATTGTATTAATGCTAGATAAATCATTAGCCTCTACAGGCAATTGTGCCAATACCAACTTTCTAAATGTACCATCAGATAATCTTATAGAACTATTTGACCCATTTACATTTGTAATTGTATTAAGATTATTATCTAATCTATCTATGGAATTTTTAAGAAAACCAAAACTTGGAATAGTAACTCTAGAATTTGTACCGTTATCGTTTTGAATATTAATAGTAACAGATTCATTACTTGAAGTTATGGCCTGATTAACCTTTTCAAAACTCTCTAAGGAATTATTAAATAACCTTAGAAGCTCAGGTAAAAGTGTTGATATTGAATTATTTTCAGCCATTAGTTATGCTTTCTTTTATTATTTATTTAATTATATCGTACACAAAATTTAAGACACCTTGTTCAGTGCATATAAATTCTATGATAGGTTTTTCGGATATATCACTATTTGTTATAACACCCATAGAAATTCCAAATGATCCAGCGTTTAATCTACTTGGTGCATCTGTCCAAACTCTGATATTTCTAGAACCTATGTTTAAATTATTATTAAATGTTAATCTTAATGTTTGTCCGGTTGACCATTGTATATCAGTATCATCTATATAAATATTTAAATCACCACCTGCTTCGTTAACAGTATCTAACCTTAGCATATTTGTATAAATTCTAAGATCTGAAAATACTTGAGGCGTTGCTTGATTTAAGTTAAGAGGATTAAGTGTAGTAATTTCTAGTTGATCTTTATCAAAAGGAACCATTATATTATACTCTTGGTTTGCTAATGAAATAGTTATAAGGTTTGGGGTATTAGTATCTACGTTTATTCCAGTACCTTGTCTAATTACATCAGTATTATATTGTAATGTAATAGGAACATTTCCATTTGCTAATCCTTGAATTTCATCGGAGTTCTTAGCTATTAAATCAAGCAGAACAGTATCATTAGCAAAAGCAAGATTAGCATTATCCAACTGTCTTTGTACACTATTAAGCTGAGCCTGTAATGAAGTAACATCAGAAACATTTGTTATTTGATTTTCTAATGACTGTACTTTTTGGTCTAATTCAGAAATTTCTAATTGTTGGGTCTGAAATATTTTTGCTGATTCTTGAAGCTGTGCAGTTGCTTCACTGAAGAGCTGCATTGAAAATGTATTATAGTCATTGACAATTGTGTCAATCCCGGCCGTTCCTGGTGAAGCATCAAATCGCAAATTGATTTTAAATCCATAACTGTTTCCATTCTGTCCTGTAACTTTATTAGGTTTATATTTTGGGTATCTTTGGATATAACCACCATCGGTTGTAGGTGTTATGTTATCTACAAGTAAAATACCATAAAGGTTAGTAACGGTATTTGCTGTGTTACTAGTATCTACTAAATCGTAATAAACCAATACCGCGTTAAATTCAAATGTACTTGCTAAATCAGTTCCATTAAATTGAGGTATTGTTGCAATCGTTGGGTCTGTTATAATCTGCTCATAATCGTTAGGTGTAAAATCTACAGAAATTCCATCTAACTGAGACCTAACATAAGCAGAACCATTAAATCCAACGGGGTTATTATAATCACCAGGATATTTTTGTATATCAACGCTGATAGGTGATGTGAATGATATAGGTTCAGTAAAATAAGAATCCAATGATGTTGGTGGAGTAGGTTCATTCATCCAGTTTGCATTAGAATCTGTATACCCACCTGAGTTTGCTCCTAGTAAAGGTTGATCATAATCATAAAATGCATTTATACTTAATCCTTGTGGTTGGATTGTACTAGCATTACGGCCTAAGATAAATTCGTCTTTACCTTGTATCCTTAAACTTGGTTGATAATTTTCATCTGAAATAGAGTCAAATAAAATAGTTGGAGTACCGCCTACTTCAGTAGGTACATTAATATAAAGTTCTGTATAAGCTTCACCTGCTTTATCTACATTATTAACAATATCAATATCACCTACATATTGTACAACCTTTCTATATTGTCTTGCGCCTGTTTTAATCTCGTCTTCTTCAACAAATAAAGGTCTTGAAACTCCAGGATTTTTTTCGAGATTAGTAGCAGCACGAAATCGCATTGCACCAGTCTCTTTCATCCATTTAAAAAATACTCTTTCAGCAACAGATCTCTGTATCGTATTATCATAGGAAGCATCACTAATAATCAATTCTTCTAAGTTCAGCGCGTAATTCTGAAGACTCTCTGTAAAATTAACATTAGGATCACCTTTTAATCCACCGCTAAGAATCATACCATCAATAGTATCAAACTGCATGTAGTTTTCGTAATTACTAAATGTGTTTGGGTCTAACTTATCAAAGTCAGGAATATTTAAAAGCACAAACTTAGAAAAGACTAGCTTGAGCTCATCATTATTGAGTGTCTTAGACAAATCTCTCGCAGAGGAAGAGAAGGTATAAAATGTACCCCCATCAGCTTGCGGTGTTTTAATTAAAGGCGTAGTTGCCATGTATTACTTTTTCTTTTTAATTATTATGATAATGTATATGCATCACCTCCTACAATAAACCATACCCCGTTTCCAGTTCCATCATCAACACATAGTAAATGAACAGTCTGCCCTTGAGCAGCTAAATCTATATTTGTATTCCCTCCACTTAACACAAGCGGTGTAACTGCACCAGTAATTCTTACCGTACGGGTTTGTGCTTCTGAATATACAAAAAAGATTTCCTGACCAATTGCACCATCATTTAGTGAAAGTGTTACAACGTTTGCTCCATCACTATTACCAACACGCTCTGTTGTATATGGTGGTATAGCTGTACTTGTACCTACTGCTATATTATAAGGTACTGCACCTGCAAAAGTATCATTTAATGTTTGTGGGTCTGTGTCATTTCTAAATAACCCTCCACCATTTAAGTTTAAATTACCTGTCATATTAACATTAGTTAATACATCAAATGTAGATGCATTAATATCTAATAATACAGTAGATAAACCAACTCTTAATGATTCTGTCTTCAAATCGTTAAGATTGGTAATAGTACCTGCAGTAGGGTTAAAATAAACCTCCATTGCATTAATTTCGCTGGTTACTATATTGAAATTATCATTCAATACTAACCTGGATCCGGATAATGAATCTGTTCCAAGAATTTCTGTTACGCTAATTGCCATTTCTTTTCTTTATTTAATTACTAGGATATTTCTTCCCTTTTTATATTTATTCCCATTCGTATCTGTAAGTTCAAGAGTGATCTCGTATTTACCAGACTCTTTAAACAGATAAGTTAAGTATTTACTCTCAAAATATATATCAGCCATCTTAGAGTTAGTTGTATTCTTAATTATCCACCTAGGATTAGTTTTACCTGGAATCTTACATTTATCATAAACAAACATTAACCAAGTCATTTTAGGTAATGTTTTACCATTATTTACAAACTTAGCAGTATTCCATGTAGGGTTACTTGATTTACTTAAACCTTTCCTATAGATTAAACTTGGGCATCCTGTTGAACCTGTTGAAACCGGTGCACCTGTAACTCCAGTACTAGGACATACTCTACTGCCATCAGCTTCTACCATATCTAAATATGTCCAATCCCCATGTATACCAAAATACCTACATACTGCCTGTATAAACTTTTGATTACTACTTGCATCATATACTACATTATAAACATACTTATTAATAATTCTATTGGTACTAATATTTAAACTAGCAGCTGCATCGGCTAATGTATTAATCGATAAGTCAAAATAATGCTCGGCCGTTTCGCCGTTAGTATCAGTTATTTTAAGATATGTTTCAGGTACTACTTCTTGGAATTGAAAAAATGCAGGAGTATCACCAGTAGTACTAGTCATATCCCACCACAAATGATAAGTGTCATCCCAACCACCTGTAGTTAAATTCTCCCACCTATATGGGCTAGAAAAACTAGCGTTACCATCATCTTGAAAATTTAATAACTGAAAGTCAGGTGATGTACCTAAACCAAAATTATTTAATATTGCATTTACTCTATCTAACGATGCATATAAGCTAGGAGTCTCTTGATCCCATGTTACATCAGGGGTAATAGGTAAATTCCACAAAGACCCATAATCATTCCAATTATAAGATCCTTCGCTTGACCAAGTATAATTTAATTTTCTTGCTTGGTACCAACCAGAGTATTCAACTTCTCTGTTTTCTACACAAATAAAATCAGTCTTAACATTTGACGATATATTATTGTATAAGTCATATAGCTTCATTTCTACACTATATACTCCTACGTATGGTAATATTATAGGTAAATTATTATACTGTGCAATAGGACCTCTTATTTTCTTATAGTAAGAAGGTGAAACGTCTGTGGCATCTTTATATATAGTCCACTCTATTTCATCAAAATTACCTCTTTCTATACCATCCCATGTGAATAAGGTTTCTCCTGGTAATTGATTAAATAACAATTGACTTCCTACTGAAGATTGACATGAAGCATTTAATCTATCGACGTTCTGTCCAAATAATCTAATTACCTCGCCAGTAGAAATAGTTTCTTTACTGATATCCCAAAATAACCAAGGGTCTGTAAATGATGACTTTAATAATGCTAACTGATTATAGAGAGCATCTCTAACCTCAACATCAGTATCACCAATTACGGCAGTATAACTAGCGCCTGTCCCTGTAGCGGGATCAGTGATAGAAAAGACATCGCCTGCGAATACTCCTTGTGGATCAATGTCAAATGTAAAGAATGTATTTGCATCGTTTAATTGATTCCATGTAGAATTTACATTATCCCATGTTATATTTTTAAATGAATCATTCTTTAAAACGGTCATAGCCCCAACCGGTATATCCGGTTTATCAGGTAAATAATATGATGACTCACCATCAGGCCACGCACCTACTTTATTTAATTTTGGTGCATATCTAGTAAAATAAGCTAAAAACGCATCTGCTAAATCTGAAACTAGGAAATCATTACCGTTTTGTATATTACCTAGAGGGCTATTAGGATCTGGTCCAATTGGTGCTGGTGGATAATCATAAGAACCTGATACAGGTCCAACTACTAGATTTCTACCAATACTCTGGGCCGATGGAAGTGGTGCTATATATGCATTACAATAATTTATTATAGCTTGGTTAACTATAGCCTCTGACGCTAAGCAGAATTGGCTAAACGATCTAAGATCTTCCATGTAAATACAATCATCGGTAGAAAGTTTAAAGCTAGTATCTATACCTGCTACAATTTCTCTCTTATCATTTCTGCTTATTGTATTAACTACTTCTAGTAAACCAAAAAAGTCAGCCTCACCTGTGATATCTTTAATCCTAGCATTAAGAGGTAAAAATTCGCTTTCTAATTTTCTTTTTAAACCAAATAACTTTATTAAAATTTCTTCAATAGTAAAATCAAAATTTTCCTCAGTTATCGGTAATGACTCTTCGTCAAACTTATCAGGAACTATACTATTGATTCTGTAAACTAGACTAAATAAACTTGTTTTCCTAAATCTTTTATTAGGTAGAGTTATTGATTTATCATTTAGTTGAACCGTTGGACTAAATATATCAATACTATTACTCATAATATATTTACCAAATTGTGGAGAGTTAGCATCAACATTTCTCCAAAATTCTTTAACGTCTAATTTATCATAACCAAAGAATTTAATTGCATTAACTAATCCTTTGTAAGAACCTATGAAAGGATAAATATTAGAACCTTCTAACATAATCTCCTTTCTCTTTAAATTTACTTCTTCAAAGTTAGGTAGAATTTCTTTAATATTAGTATCTCTAAATACACTACTGTCCGATTCTAAAATATTATATCCCATATTCTGGGTCATAACTTTTAATCTTTCATCCTCGCCAACAGTTTCTCCCCAAAATAATATTTCAGCTATAATATTACCAGTACAGTCATCTTTAATAAATAAAGTCCTCTTAAATGTATTTTCTACTTCAGATCTTATCGCAACATTAATCTGTAATGCTTCTGATGTAATTTGATCAGTGATTAAAAAACCCTCAGGGCTAATAATATAATTAGGATCGCTATCTAACGGTATCTCTACCTCAGATACTATTTTTAAAGGTGGTCCGTCTGGTTCCATCTCTAATGAAGTCTGGGTACCTGTATCAAAATTCATATCAAACTGAAATAAGAATATCTCAGTAGGATCTGATGTTTCCCATTCAGCGACCCAATTACATATACCATTAGTTGACCCTGTTGTACCGGTAGCAACTTCAAGGCCATGCGGAAATCCAAACTGTTTAGTATTAGTATTTGAATTAATAAACTCCTGTAAAATAAATAATTGCCCAACTTCAAATAAACCAATAGAAACTTCAGGCAAATAAACATTTCCCGTCCACTTATCTTGATCTTTATCATAATCAAGATTTAAGTATTTTCCATTCTTATCAAAGAAGTTTAAATATTGCCAATTATTAGCCATCTTAATTTATTTTTTGATAATCTTTAGGTACACCAAAATTGTAGTATATTCTTAGATACTTTACTTTATTAATCCAAAAAGTCATTATAGGTTTTAAATATTCATCTAAGAATACTCCAAGTCTTTCATTTCTAAACATATAATTGGAAAAAGAATTTCTCATTAAGTTTTCATTATAATCATTACCTAGATTTTTTAATTCCCACCCCTCTTCGTATGTAGCTTTATATACACTTGGCATACCAGTACGTCTCTCTGTAAATTTATTCATATTATTTTCCTTGTATTGCTTTTAAGGTTGGGCTATCTTGTAACCTGCCTGTATTAGTACTTCTAGAATTTTTTGATGTTGCTATTGTAGTACCTCTATTTCTTTTTAAGTTATTAAATTTAGCTTGTTGTGTTTTATTATATAAGTTATTTGGAATAGTACCTTTAAAGAATATGTTTAAAGAACTGATGGCATTTTTATTAGGAGTCTCTTCATAATAAGTACCGTTCCTATCATCCCAACCACCTCTTATTATTGCTAATTCTTCTGGTCCAATTACAACATCACCAAAGCTATCTAAACCTAACTGAGGATCTTCACCAGGCTCTAAAGTAATTTTTTTAGTTTCAATAAGAACCCTTTGATCTGTAACTGGGTCAGTTCCAAAAACAGGTATTTCATAAAAACCATCCCTGATTGCTTTTTCATTTTCTTCTGATATAAAAAATACATTAACAGAATCTACACCATCTACATTTTCTATAATTGCAATTAAATCTGATCTTGGGATTCTATCTCTTCTATTTACACTTATAAAATATGTACTAAGATTTTCTCTTATCTCTGCATGGATCTCATCTTTATCAAAACCTTCAACATATCTTAACACAATATTAAGAGCATATTTTTTAATTACAGGATCATTTATTCTAACCTCGGCTGTTACTACTTGTCGTCCACTTTCATTCAGTATTTCATATACCATTTCTTTCTCGCCTAAGCTTAGTGAAAATTCTTCTTGTGGAACATTAAAATAATCCAAATCACTTGTTATCTTTTTTGCCACATCTGGTATTAAGAATAAGTATATAATATTATCATCATCTAAGTATTGATCATTTTTAGTATTATATGCATCTACAAAAGAAAAGAAATCATATTTACTTAAATAGTAAATATAATTGTTAGGATTAGCTAAAACAAACGAATTACTCTGGTATGGTGCAATAAGTCTAGTAAACTCAGGATCTTCACTGTTAGAACCAAACATTGGGTTTCTTACAATATTTATTGCCAATACCTGATCCAAGTCAACTTCATTGCCTTGTGGATCTGTTGCAGGATCTTTAAATTTAATATCTAAATTATTACCACCTATATTACCGGCAGAACCTCTGGTCTTTACATAATTGACACGAATAATTGATCCTAGCGCAGGAGGCTGCCCAAACTGATTATTACCAAAAAATACTGTTAAGCCACCATTAACGCTTGTCTTTACTAAAACGGCTTCTTCTCCATTATTCATATCATAAAGTGAATCTACGTTTTTCCATAGCTTACCGTCAACATATACATCAACCATATACTGGTCAGTAGGTTCCTTCGTAGTTAAATTATAGCTTTGTAATGCTTCACCAGTTCCAGTAAATGTTTGATCTTCAACTTCTCCTTGAATTAATTCTACATTTACAAATGCTGTTGTAGTTTTTTCTAATCTAATGTAGTCACTATCAAATTTTAAAAAATAAGATAAACTATTTTGACCTACTTCTAATGCAATGTAATTTTGTATTTGTACATAATCACCCTCTACTAATGTTGACGCTGATGTATTAAGTCTTAATCCTAATATACCTTGTGCTGATATTCCTCTAGTTGGATCATGTCCTGTTAATCTAGATAAACCATATATGGATTCAATGTTTCTTGCTCTACTTATATTAAGCTCTGTAGCAACAGCCTCAATATAAAATAAAATAAGTTCACCTAAATTAGAAACAACTGTAAGTATCTGTCCAAATGGAGATGCTGGTGTAAACACTTCACCAGCCTGTTCATACTGTCTTTGTAGGTACTCAAATGCATCAAAGAATAACTCTGTTGCTTTAATTCTGGTTTTACTAAAAAATGACATTAACTATTTTATTTTATTTTAAAACAATGCACCGATTACTCTTCGCTCATCTATGTAAATATCTACAAGGCAACCATTTCTTTCTTCTGTACTATAAAACTGTACTCTAACATCAACTCCAAATTGGGAGCTGCTGCTATTAGAACAGTATGTTTGAATCTGTGTACTGATCCTCTGAGCAATAACTGATTCATTTAATACTAACGAAAAGATAAGATCATCTAAGTTACATCCCATATTAGGTGCGCCTAGAACATCCCCCTTGCGAGTAAATAAACAATTCTCTACTTTAAGAATAAGTTGCTGCAATTGATCTGTTACTTCAATTACATCATTATTATACTTAGGTGAATCTATGTCTCTACTGTATATTTCCTTTATCATTGAGAATATTATTTTATTATATATTCTCTACATTTTTTGAGGGTCTTAGATTATATTTTACCCCGTGTAGAAATAGTCAACACCTTCATCACCTTTTATTTCTTCTACTATCGAATCAACCTCTTCTCGGCCTTCGCTTGAAATCAAATCATAATTAATGGTAATATTACCTGGAAGGTTAAATTGAAATGTACCTAATATTCTAGATAATTGAATTTTTGCCATACCGATACAATATCTTATAAAAGCTTCATCTTGGAAAAGATCACAATCAGGGATGGTATTATATACTTGAAAAATACATGCACCTTTATTTGGCAACTTACCCATAAATCTAAATTTCTTGGTTAGTCTATTATAGTTATATGATATTTGTGGTTGTAATACCTGTCTTGCATTATCAATAAATTTTTCATTAATTACATAATACATAAGTTCTTCTGATCCAATTCCCGCACCATACACATCAGAGTAAATAAATTTATCTAATGAAAAGTCCACATCACCTGCTGAAAACGATTGGCTACCAAAACCACCATCTTCTCCTGAAAATCCATTAATCTGAAATACATCATTGACTGCCCAAATAGTACTAGGCATTTTCACAACACCTCTAGGATTTTTTACATCCTTTTCGGTTAGCGTATTTCCACCATCATTATGACTTATCCCTTGTCTAAAATCTTTTTCGTACCATGCAGATTTAGGTAAAGCAATAAACATCTCTTCAACACTATCTTCATATATTTTATAAAAATAATCTTTTGCTCTATTTATAATATGAGCCAATTCCTTTTTCGGTACAGTAAAAGGTATTTGGCATGCAACAGTCAAATCATCATTGATTTCTTTTATGAGTGCATCTAAACATTCTTGTGCGTCTGGGTTACACCAACTTTTATTCCTAGCCATAACTTTATTTAATTTTTTCTATTTCTATCACCTCGGTATTATCACCAAACCTAGCAAGCTTTGTAGCTCTACCTTGTCTAAATATACCTCCAACCATTTCACCACTAAAAACTCCTCTTTTACCAAATACATAACTATCCTCACATATTACATTTCTACTAACATAAGATTCTTCTATCTTGGAATCTTCTGCAACAGTAGCACCAAATAAGTTAGATTCAAATATTGATGAATTTTTTAAATCACAGCTAAAAATATCACAATTAACAATGTTGCCTTGAATTACAGAATCAACTATATCAATTCCATTTATTTCAAAACACCTCATTAATTTAGCATCCTTTATCTGTATTCTTCCAGTATCCGCATCATAATTAATAAAACCTTCATTCATATCAGCCTTAGTAATTAAATCAAAAATCTTTTCACGTATTTTAGGATAATACATTTCTATAATTTGATCTGCCGTTTTTAGATCAATCATTAAATGAATATTTGGAAACTTTTCTTTAAATGAAGAATAAGTCCTATAAGATTCAATAACAGTTTTATGCTTTTCTAAAATCTTATCTAAAACCTTTAAATCAGATTCACTATATTGAGGATTAACTAAAGTCTCATATAATGAAGTAATAAAATGTTCGGTTAGTGAGAGTATTGTAGAATATCTATTTTCATAATCTTTTCCACCTAAGTATCTAAATTCAATATAACCTTTAGGTACTTTGCCAAAATTAATACCATAATACTTTTCTTTGACAAACATATAGTTTTTCCAAAGATTTTTTTCTGGTGATGGCTGTGTCATACCACTTAAAGGTACAATAAATTTTATAGATTTTGCATAAACAGAATCTTTTCTATTAGGGAAAGCTTCATACACTTTATTTTCATCAAAGTTAAGTACGAATTTACCTATATCTAATTTAGACATATTTGTAATAGGCCCTAATTTTTTACCATCAAATGCAATGTTTATGTGGATAGAGCACCTTTCATTAGTAGAGCCGTTTTCTCTAACCCATTTTAAAGTTTTGGCCATAACTAATTTAGCTTCAACAAATGGAAGTGGCCCAGTTACCAATTCAATCATACCGGTACCACCAGAATTATCTGGTTCTAATTTAAAAGTTTCTTCGGTTGGGGTAAAGTCACTATGAGCCTTTTCCTCTATTCTGATTTTCTTATTAAGAGCTTGTGATAAGCTATCCTTCGTGAGATCTAAATTTTCATTTGAAAAAAACTCAAATTCAAATCCGATCTTTGAAGAATGTATAGCATTAAGTTGTTCGTTAGAATACATGTAGTTCCTGATTTGTTTATATATTCCAAACCAGGATAAAGGTTATACTAAGTTCATAGTGATCTTACGATCACTAACATTAACACTACCAATCTTTACATTTATAATATCACCTTTACTAAGTTCAGTGTTCTTTAATTTAGTTCTATGAATAAGTCCACTTATCCCTTTTTCTAATTCAACGAATGCCCCGTATTTAGTAACCTTAGTAACCTTACCTTCGGTAACCATCATAGGCTTGTATTTTTCATCGGCACCATCCCATAAATCAATCTTAGGCCCAGCTTGACTTAAGATAATTTTTCTATCTGATATTATTTCTTTTGCCCAGAAATTTATTTCGTCACCAGGTTTAATATTTCTATTATCAAATAAACCTAATGTTGATTCATCCAATTCATTTTTAGGTATTAATCCAGTAAGACATTCATTAAACTCTGCAAAAATTCCAAACTTAGTAGCACCAGTAACAATCCCAGTAATAGGTTCTTTAATTTCTTCTCTTAGTGTTTCAACTGCAGATGGTATCATCGTTCTTAGATACTCTCTATGGGATACTACAATAGTTTTCTTTTCATTTGAATATGTTATTGGCATTACTATTAATTCTTTGCCTACTAACTTTTCAAAATTCTGTAATTTATTAAGACCGCCTAATGACCCAGGCATAAAACATTCTACTCCTCCAACTTCTACCCAATAACCACCATGAATTAATTCTTTTACCTTACCAGTAAATCCGATCGTTTTATTGCCTATCGCATTATAAATTTCATTTCGTTTAACCTCATCTAGTGCATCTCCAATTGATGCATATAATGTACCTTGTTTATGCTCTTTGACTTTAATATCAATTACCATACCAATTTCTAATTGGTCCACTACTTCTTTAGGTTCTTTAATTAAATTACAAATAGCAGTATTTTTTCTGGATATATCAATAAGAGCTTCTGTTTTTACTTCAACCTCCTCGCCGTCTATCAATTGCATTTCCTTTTTAATATATGCAATTTCACCTTGTGTAATATAATTTCGTAATTCTTCAGATTTCTGTAATCGTTCAGCTTCATCATCTGCTAAATCATACATTGACATTGCATCGGCTGCATACATTTCAGTACACATTAATTTAGTTCCCTTAGGTACTTTAACTTTAATTACTTTAGTGTCAAATGGATCATCGCTTAATTGGATGGTGATTTCTTGTTCAATCATTATTTTTTTTATTAAGAGTGTTATTATAGATTATATATTTGTACATCTAATATTAGTTATACATATGAGTTAGTAAATAGTTTCATTAGGTAATTGCACCAGTACCAGTACCTGCACCAGCACCTGTTTGAGCAAGTGCAGAACCTGCTGTGGCAACAGTAGTAGCCACGACAGTAGTTACCAAACCTGATCTTATGTAAGCATCTATAGAAGTTGATGCTTTAGCTGCAAATGTTTCTGATGCTTCTTCAATAGCCTCTACTGACTTATCCTTTCCTTCGTTACCATTAGGTTGAGCAGAAATTTCAAGAAACTTATACATAGCATCAGAAAATGCCTTATTCAGCTCGTCATTTAAAATACTCTTAGTTAATGGCATAGTTTATTGGTTTAATTTATAATTTATATATTTACAGTGATTTAACCTGTTTCTTGCTTAATTCAGCAGCAGACATTGGTTTCATAGGTGGGCTTGTTGGCGCGCCTAGATTACCAACATGAGTATGGGTGTTAAATAAGGTAGTCATTAAGTTACCTAGTACCAATGGTTCACTCGCACCTTCTCCTAATTCAATTGATGATGCATGGTTAACAACCATATTTTTACAATTAATTAATGCGTCCTCGCAATTAATCTCTGTATTAGCACCACTATTAATTGTAAATTGAGCAGAGTGTGTAAATGTTATATTTCCATCATTTAACATTACAATAGAATCGCCATTTGCATTTATTATTTCAACTGAATTGTCGGGTTTTATATTTATTGTAGTTGGCCCTTCGGTTGTTGTATAATCCATCATTAAACCTTTTTCTTCTGTAAAGAAAACTTTAATATGTTCGCCTTCTCTTTCATTAGTAACATCAGCACTACCGGATTCTAACTCACCAGTTAAACCAAATGCAGTATCATATATTAATACGTGTGAATTAGGATAAGCCGCCTCTATCTCCGCCTTAGTCTCATCAGAAGGGTATAGCGACTCATGGTATACTGGCGCATAATAATTACCATTGTCAAAACTTACTCTTAAAATTGTTCCAAGTTTAGGTACTGAAAAGGTACCGCTACCAGTATTACTTCCACCTGAAGATGTTACAGATGGCCTAGCCCATGGTAAAGAAGCGGTTGGCATAACAAATGCACTTGCTGGATCTTCAGGATCTTGTCTTTGGTCCATTTTACCAAAAACTCTAATTTTACATCTTCCTTCAAATATATCATCATTAATATCTTCAACAATACCAATCCATTGTGTACCCTTAAGATTATCGTCTCTTAAATCCTTTGTTGTTAATTTCCCCATAAATTATCCGAATATATTAGTTGAGTTAAGAGGTGGTCCTGAAGGTTGAGATGAGAATACTGTACCACCATTAAAAGGTGGCTGCTCTGGTATATCACCAAAATTATTAGTAGATTCCAATGTTTGACCTGAACCACCTACTGTATTTGCATCATCTCCGAATATATTATCCGATATATTAGAATCAAATCCTGGTGTAGTTTCTTCTTGTACTAATGCACCCTGTAAAGAACTAACTAATCCTTGTGGATTTTGTATCGTATTTATTATATCATTTCTTAAACCAAACGCATTACCAAACTTAAGATTTTGTAATGCCCCAAATACTTTTCTTTGTACTAAATTTTCAGCACCAACCATTTGTTTATCTAAAAACTTTTTACCCATACCTTTGGCAAGGTTCCCTAGTGTTTTTGTTTCTGCTGTATCCTTGAGAGATGAGTCATATCCTGAAAATTGAGATAATACTTCAACCTTACTATAAGACCATTTCATTGCGGCTGTTGCCATCGAGTTACTACCATCATTAGAAACATTAGCAAATGTAGTACCACTTACAGTAGGATCCCATAAACAGTCAGTAAATCTTAAAGTTATCATTGATGCATTTTCATTAACAAACTTATCCATTTCCTTATTAGGTGAGTTTGGGTTTAATGAACTAATCCAATTTCTTACTCTTTTAAATTTTCTAATTTCTACTATTTGTATATCAACATTAAAATACATTAAGTTAACAGGAATACGATTTCTTCTGTATTTATTATCATAACAAGCTAACTTATATAAATTAAACAAAGCAGACATTTTTAAATCTATAGCCTCCAACATACCTATTTGTATACCTTCACCTTCTGCGCTTCCACCATACGGCGTCATATTAACTGTTTTATTCCATGCTTCTTGTAAACCTTCTATCGTTTGAAAATAATAAGGTCTTTTAGATTCAATTTCCTTTAGCCCTTGACAAAACGCCTTCAGATAAGTTGCTAAGGTAGTTTCACCTTGTCTATTTAAATAACCTACAGCAGATCCGTTATATTCAGTTAGCATTGAATTTGAATCACCACCACTAAAATCATTAGGATCCTGTGACGCTGGTATAGAAGGGCTACCTACCAATGCTCCGTTAAATAAAGCCGATGATCTATCAAACAAAAGGTTAAACCCTAAATAAGTAGGATCATCTAGACTCGTTACACCATTACCACCACCTGCAACCGAAGATGGTGTCTGCACAAAAGTTTTAGCAAAATCATAACTGTTAGGGAATGACTTCTGAAAATTTGCAGCCAAATTAGTAATGTCTTCTGGTACCTCTTGATTCCAAATGCCTGGATCTGCCATTTATAATTTTATTTTTTTATTTATTCATTATGTAGATGGTGTTACTTCTCGTCTACGTAAATGTATTCTCTGTTTTAGTACTGAACCGCCAACTGGGGAATTTTTGATTAAAAAATACTCTAGTCCAGTAATAACATAAAACCCACTAAGATATTCATTAATAATACCGTTTTGGCTTTTCTTGTCATCCCCGTCAATATCAGACCTACGAACCGAATCGTTTGGTACATCTTCATTATCATTAGGTGCAGTTAATACACTTTTTACATTTTGCCCGTATTCATATATTAAACAATACATTCTGCTATATCTTAAAATAGCAGGATTAACCGTATCTAATTCTATAGTCATTCCTAACTTATTAATCTCTGCAAGATTTTGAAAATTTTGTATAGATGCATAATAATAATTATCATGAACATTATCACCTTGTGTACCTAAAAATTTATATTTAACTTGATCATTTCTTGGACCTTCTACTTCACCATTAATTGTTCTACCTTTAGTTACAGGTATCATACCTGGGGTATTATTTGTTATAGGATCTACAAATTCACTTATAAATTCCTTTGTATTTAAATCCCAATATTGTGTATATCTTTTATATCCATTATTTTTGCTAATTCTACCGCTCTTATTAACTTGTTGATAATTTGCAATATATCTTGCACTACCTTGGGTTTGTAAATTATTTGTTAACATATTTGGAAATGTCATGTCACTTTCATTTTCATCACCGCTTCCTATTGTGTCTATTGCATTCTGTTGAAATTGCTGAGATGTTTCTATGTCGTCTTCTTGGCCAAAAAATTTATTAGCATCAACAAAGGTTAAATAATAATAAGGATCTATATAAGAAGTAAAAAAGGATTCATCATTCAAATAAGCATTTGAAGTTATATCTTGTATAAACCTTTGTGAAGTATCATACGGATTTGTCCAAATCTGCTGATCTGATGTTTCTTCTACATTAGATGCATATCCTAACTTTAATTCTTCTGCAATAGATAGCAAAGAATTCCAACTATTGTTATCTTGAAATTGTACCTTTTCTGTAAATAAATTAGGAACATGCATTCGCCCCTCGACTAAAAGCTCAGGTGGTTTATTTGTAACTCCACCACCACCAAGAGGTCTTATATCCTCAATTGTAAAATCAATTCTTATAGGTTTAAATGTATCTTCATTACCTTGTGATCTTATATACACTTGAATAATATCACCATCCTTAGGAAAAAATCTAGCTGTAAATAAACCATCCCTATCAGTAAATGTAAATCTACAAGTAGGATAAAAACCAACCGAGCTTAACTCAAAAGTATTTAATCTATCTCCTTGAACCGTATAGCTGTTAATTACAACCGTTGGTATAATAGATGAAAACTTAGAAGGTTTTTCTTTCATTGTTTGCCCTTCTGAATTCTCAGACCCACTTTCTAAATCAATTATTTCTAATTCATCAAGTTTTATCGTCGGCTCTATTACAGTTAATATATTTCTTTCTACTGTTGACATAATTAATTAGACTGAGTAGTTTTCCTAGATGGTAAGTTCGTACCTAGTTGTATTGAACCACCTTCATATGTTTTTGATTCTTGGCCAGGCTGTAGCATATTAGGTGGCATTGGTTGTGATACACCAGCAGGACTCTTTTTAGCTTTTTCAATTAATCTTTGAATTCTTGCTTGATCTTTTTCGCTCTGTCTTCCTGTATCTACATACGCTTCTTGTACCTCATTAGGTCTACTTGCAGGATTAGGTCTTTTATAAACTAAGCTAGGATCTCTTAAATTCGGAATCCATAATATATCACCTTCATTAACACTAAACGGATTAAAGATATTATTAACAATACATAATGCATCAACGAATTCACCACTACCATAATAAATTTCAGATATTTTGTCAATACGACCTATCTGATCCGGTAACACATAATGCAAAGCCCTTACACCTAATTCATAATCATAAATAAATGATGGTGCAGTAAGGTCCCAATACCCTTCACCAGTCTCATCTATTATTAATCTATTTTTTAATGCTAATGATTTTATATCCATGTGATTAGTTTTTTATGAATCTATAGTCATACTTACCACACTAGAAATATAATCAGCAGTTACACTACGATCTACTTTTTGTGGGCTATTTTTAATATTACTTATTTGACTATTCTTGGCGTCTCCAGGTGCAGCAGATCCAGTAAAACGTGAACTTTGGTTATCTTGAAGGTTAGCACCTTTAGGTTTAACTGAGCCATAAGTAGCTTTATCTAGACCAGCTAAATTTAAGATATCTTCTTCACTTGCAGCCGATGCATAAACTCTACCACGACCTGCATTAAACATATTTTCTATATCTCCTTTATCTCTAGGCTTACCGTGTTTAAGATCTATTTCAAATTTTACTTCCATTGGAAAATCATCATAACCTAATCCTTGACCTAATGTCATAACTGAATTATCACAATACATATTCCCCATCATTACAATTGGATTTAATGGATTACCTACAGTAACATGCCAATCACCTGTAGGCTCTGCACTAATTAATGCTTTAGTTGCTTGTGTTCCACTAACTGAACCAACATTAGAACTTAAAAATCCACCTAATACATTTCCTAGTAACGTTTTACCAACCTTTTTAAATCCTTCTATTGAATTAGGTAAATTAAATTCACCAGTACCTCCACCAAAAACATTACTAAAACCTTTTTCTACATCGGTAACAACACTGCCTATATAACCACTAAAGTCACCTTGTTTTAATTTATTTATGTCACCAAATTGACTAGATACATATCCACCACTACCATAATATCTTTGACCTCCTCCGAAGAATTGACCATTATTATAAGTCATAGTTAACATATTACTCATTATATCAATCATTGCAATTTTAGGATTAACGTAGTTAAGAGATTTTAATTGATACTCAAAATTAAGTTTCATATCTTGTTGAAAATTTAAACCAGTATCTCTAATCATTGTTTTGTTAACAACATTAACTGGTCCTATTACAAAGTTGGCATATGTAGTACCTAGCTTATCAGATGTACCGTTTAATGACTTTGAAAATTTTTGCCTAGAGCTAACACCCTTAAGAGTATCTGCTACAGCCTGACGACCCTTTCCCATTTTAGTATAAATCGGTTGCTGTGTATATCCACCGTCACCGCTACTTATACTTTCCATTTCAGATTTAACTTCTTTATAACTAAGACCATAAGAAAAAGTTAACATATCTTCTAGCTTATTACCACTCTTTTCTCCTAAGTAAGTAACAGCAGTAACCCCAGCAACTTGGGTAGCATCAACAGCTTCATCAGTCTTAACTGTTTTACCATCTTTACTACCTGGTGTTTTTGCTAAGTCAAATATATTGTCTTCTACTGGTGTTGGGAATCTTCTTAATGTAACAAGATGATTAACAGGTATTTTTTTATAGTATTTACAATATAGAAAATCAGAAGCGCTATAACCTATTTTAGGATAATTAGTATTAAAGTATTCAATTAACTTTGCTATAGATACTCTTTTAGAAGCATCACCACCCATAGCAGGATTTGCTGTTGCTGTTATTTCACTGGACTTCCCGTCTTGGCTTGTTCCTATTGTTGGGCCATCAAAGTAGCCATTAAATACCTCACCACCAGTAAGACCACCATACATTCCTCTAAAATTAAATAGTGCAAACTTATTAAAAATAGATCTAGGGATATCCGCCTTCATACCAGATGGTACTGCTACTGCATCAGCCACTGCTTTATTTTGATAAAATGATTTATATACACCTTCTGTAATATCTTTAGCTAAACCAGCAGATTCACCACCAAATGCACCTAATTTTAAGCTAGTGCTTTTATTAGGGTTTGTTGGAAACATTGCATCATTTATACTACCTACCGCATCACTAAAACCTCCCATAAGTTAAACTCTTATTTTTTGTATATATTCAGCTTAAGCTGTTGAGATACTTATCTATATCAATATCACCTTTTTGAAATTTGTCCACCCAACCTTTTTTAAATCTAGTATTAAACTCCTGTGAGCTATCAGTGGAAAGAGAACCTTTAAAAAATGGCCTTGATGATATATCTCTTATTTCTTTTAAATTTTTTGATATTATATAAAACTGAACTTTTTCAAATAATCCCTGTAAATCATTTTTAGTTTTTTTACACATAACAGATTCCACTATTACATAAAACCGTTCCCTATCATTTTCATTAAACCTGTCTTCTAATGATTTTACATTTTTGAAGTCTTCATTTTTAAGTGGCATTTTTCTGGCTCTATTATCAAATTCATATTTAAAATTCATATCAAAAAAATTGGATTTCAAATATTTCATATTATCATACATTTTAATAATACGAATTTGATACTGTGGATTAATAGGATCCCACTGTGTATCCATGATAAGACCTTTTATAGGTAATAAAACATTAGGTCTACTAAAAGAAGATAATAGACAATAAACAGTTTGGCCTTTTGTAAATATTCTATGGGCTTTCATTCAAATTCTATAATGTTCTCAAATAGATCTGCGCTACCGTTTACATTAATTTCTGGTGAATGATATATGTTGTATTTTAATTCTCTATCGGTTAAAGATTCTACATATGTCTTTATACCTGTTACTGTAGATTCATTAAGATTACCAAGCACATAAAAAATTGAGGAAGTAGTATTTCTATCCAATACGGTTTGTAGCTGCTTCATGAGATAAGACGATACAACAGCATCAGACGGTTCAAATTGATAAAAATCATTCTTGGTTAGCTTATTAAAAATATCCATGTAATTAATACATTCAATATTTCTAGGAACTGCACCTAAAAAAGTTTTTACTCTTACTGCATCCTTTGAGTATATAAAATTAAATTCTATGTTTGTTTCCATTCAGTTAGTAAATCGATCTCTGCTTGGAGCTCTCTTATTTTACTTTCTAGTTCTTTTTTATTAGGCTCATAATGAGTACCCCATTCTGTCTTTAACCTGAGTACTTCTTTTTCAAATTTATTACCGCCTTCTAGACCTAGATCCTCGCATAGCTCCCAAAAGAACTTCATAATATATTCGTACTTATTACGGCTTTCATCATTAGATTCATATACATCTGTTGAAGTCCATTGTTCTTTACCGCCACCATGATTATCATCGATCACTCTCTTAATAACCCCATTCCTTGCAGGTTCTAAAACGATTTTAATCATCAAGTCTATTATTTAAAGATTCTCTTGCTTCTTTCATTAGCTTTCTTGCTACCTTTTTATCGGTATGCCATGATTCTTTATCTTTAACAGTTAAAATAGCATCAGCTTCTCTTAACATTTCAATTTCTTTATCATTATAACCAACTTCTTTCCATGCTATAATTTTACTTTCTTCCATGCTCTCAAGCTGTTCTGCAATTTTCTTCTCTACTGCATCGGTGTTAGCTCTATGTAATTCTATACCTTTATCAATAGATGCCTTTGTGAGTTTCATCCATTCATTAAAAGGTAGGTTTCTTTTCGCCTTTAGTATACCTTGATACTTCATCGCTAATCTTCTCTGTCTTCTATTCGGTGCTTGTGTCATGTGATTGATTTTATTATATATTATACCTTAAATTGCTTAGTCAATTTTATATCTAGTTTTAATTAATTCTTTAATGCTATCAAAAAGACTATCTAAAATTAAATCTTCTGATATTTGATTTTTGATAAATGATTCTAGTTCCTCGTTTACTTCTTCACTATCAAATGATGAACTAATAATTTCATAAATAGCCTTTTTAGGAACACTTATTGGAAAGGTAAGATTCAGTTTTACTTTATCATTCTTTTTCTGCTTATCAAAAAGAGTTCTTATTGGGGATGTGGTTACTTCTTGTGGTGGCATTTTTTCTTTATAGGCCTTAGCAGCTTTTTCTAATGCTGGAGTAGGTGAAGCAAAATCTAAAGGATCTCCATCCAAAGGTTCTAAAAATTCAGATATTAAATTAGTTGATATTCTTCCACCACTTTCGAATATAGTCCACCCATCCTCGGTAGACTTAATAACTTCTACCGATCCTATCTTATCACCTTTAATCCATTGTAGCTTTTCTTCTATGCTTTCCATACTATTGTCCATTTATAGTTATTATACATAAAAAAATAAAATTGTTTTAAAACTAGATATTATGTTGCAGTTGTCATAGTCACCTTATATGTAATATTAACCTCGTTCTGGCTAAGGGAACCGGCCTTGTCAGCCGCAAACCCTAGGTAAAGCCTTGTAATTGCAGGATTAATTGCTACATTAATAGGGAAGGTTGCAACACCACAAAGGTACTTTCCATTGTTTTCATCTTGATCAGCATATGCTGTAAACTCAGCATCAGTATATATTTGCCCATCAAGAGGGCCTAAAGGACTTAAATACATAAGGTCATCTCCTGCTACGTTGTTTGGTCCTTTTATTACACCACAGTCCCATGCCCACATTTTAATATGAAAATCACCAGTGAAGCTCGTCCCACTACTGGTATTATTACTATATACTGTGAAAAACACATTATACTGTTTATTATCGCTATCACCAACAGTCTCATTTGGTACTACACCACACGTCATAGTGGTAGGTCTTGCTTGGTCTGGGTTAGCTGGAGTTGCTCCAGCAGATGTTATTTGACCAAGTGTTATGTTGCTAGGGTATGTCCCACCTGGTACTTTAGTGGCCCAGATTGAATCATTCCATCCACCTTTAAGAGGCAGTGAACCACTACTAGATCCTGAATCACCTACTTGCCAACCTACAGATGAATAATTAGGAAGACCGGTATTTGCAACTATAGAACTTGCCCATTGAAAAGTACCAGCTCCACCGCCACCGGATATACCTTGTGTACCTTGTGTACCGGTAGTTCCTTGTACTCCTGTTTTGTTATAAGATATTGAATATGTATCAGCAGCATTAAATACACCTGCACCAGTAACATAAGTAACAGCATAGGCAACATTAGTTGCACCAGAAGCAGGATTACCACTTATTAAATAAATACCGAATTGTGCCGGGTCATCTACTTTATATAAAGCTAATTGATCACCATCGGATGCTGATGTTAACCAACTGCTAACACCATTACCATTACTATCAGTTTTTGAAACATTTATAATTGTAACTGAAGATGGTATATTACTAGAAATATTAAAAGTATCCGCTGGTGGAGCTGCTACTGATGCGGCTGAATTACAAGCCCACCTTAAGGCATTTGCACCATCAACGCCATTTATACCTACACCTTGAATACCTTGAATACCTTGAATACCTTGAATACCTTGAATACCTTGAATACCTTGCGTTCCTTGGGCACCTGGCTGACTAACACAATAAATTACTTCATCATCTCCACTAAAAGTTTGATTAGGTCCACTAATCCATGTAACAACATAAACTAAATTACCTGACGGTGTTGTCACTAGAGTTACTTCATAATTATCAGGATTAGAATAGACACCATTAGAACTTTGAGAAAATGAAAGTATTGAGCCTACTACTGCCGTTTGATTAGTACTACCAGATGTTCCACTAATAAACACCTGTGTTACTAAATTAGCCGTTGTAAAATTAACAGAGACAGTCCCGGCGACGGTACCACCTACTGCAAATACCTCTCTATTTATTAGTTCACAACCTGGCCCAACTATTAGTGGACCTGCCTGGTATGTACATACAGTATAAACAGGGCTAGGATTATTAGCTAAAGGAAAAGCACCACTAATTATAGTAATATTATAAATTATACCAGTAGCAGGCTGAAGGGCCGCAGGAATTTTACTGTCAACTCTAAGTATCATCTTATTAGCTGGTGTAGCTGGATCTTGTATAGTAATCGTAGCGTTTTCATTTAATGCATTATCTCCAATAAACTGACAACCCGAATTATCACCGATGAATACTTGCGTTGGTGTTGAGTTATCAACTTGTACATATTGTGCTACAGTAGTTGAAAACCCATTATTAAAAAACGCAGTAGGAGTAAAACATCCACCTTCGAGACCAGTTGTTCCTTGAATACCTTGAGTTCCTGAACCAGTTATACCTTGTGTACCTTGAGTTCCTTGTAAACCAGTTATACCCTGAATACCTTGAGTTCCTGAACCAGTTATACCTTGCGTACCTTGAGTTCCTTGTAAACCAGTTATACCTTGAATACCTTGTGTACCTGAACCAGTGATACCTTGTAAACCTTGAGTTCCTTGTAAACCAGTAATACCTTGAATACCTTGAGTTCCTGAACCAGTGATACCTTGTAAACCTTGAGTTCCTTGAATACCTTGTAAACCAGTAATACCTTGAATACCTTGAGTTCCTGAACCAGTGATACCTTGTAAACCTTGAGTTCCTTGTAAACCAGTAATACCTTGAATACCTTGAGTTCCTGAACCAGTGTAAACCAGTGATACCTTGAATACCTTGGGCTCCACCGCCTTGTAATCCTTGTGTTCCTTGTATTCCTTGTATACCAGCACCAGTGATACCTTGAATACCTTGAGTACCCTGTGTTCCTTGTGGGCCACTACCAGAGGTAATAGCTACTTCAATGTTTTCATTACCTGTACCTGATCCTATAACACTTACACCAGTTCCTGTAAAATCTATCTTTTTAACATCGGTAGTTACTGATACGCCTTCATCTTCTATTTCTATTGCAGAACCACCACCACCGCCAGATGTACCGATATATCTAAAACCTGTTATATAAAAATCAAAACCTCCTGGGAATAGGAATGAATATGCTGGGTTGCTAATTAATGTCTGTAAATAATCAGATATAAAAAGTAACCCTTGATCATAATTAAATACCCACCCTACATATTCAGGCTGAGAGCCTTGTCCTAGTGTTGGAAATACTTGTGCAAAAGGGCCTGGCCCTGCAGGATTACCACTCCATAATGTAATCTGATATCCGCCTGAAGGTTCTCCTGATGCCTGTGGTCTAGATGCAGGTAAAATCCAATCTCTCCTAAAACCGGAGGTAGGATCATTATAAGTATTATAAGCAACAAATGTAGAATTATTTAAATTATATACTTGTGTTAATCTTATTGCATTACTTGCACTACTATCATCTTGAATAATAGTTGGATTTGCTATTGCCGCGTTTTGTGCGTCAGCTACTGAAGAGGCAGAAGGAATAGATTGATATTGTGATAATATTCTCTCGGGTGCCTTAACATTAGGCTCGAATGCTAAAGTTGATTCATACCATCGTTTACCTGCGGATGCGTCAATGACACCACCTGCCTGTACTTTAAAGGTTAGCTTATTAACTTCATTTATAGAAAATCCTGCCATTTGATTAGTTTCTTTTTATATTTATTCAATATTATATTTTACACAGATCCACCGGACTCAAAAGTAGGTGATCCTGAACTAAATATTATTTTTGCGGATATACCGCTTAGTTTAATTTCTTCATCAATTAAATGGACCTCAGTATAAAAACCATCAATTGGTGACGGTATCGAACCAAAACTACAGTCTATGACATTTGGCGTTGGTGTTGCTATCGTTGTTCTTATTTGAGAGCTATATGTAGTAAAATCATCAACTGAAGCAGGTGGGTCTTGTGTAAGACCTACAAATATAGGACCATGAACAGAATATGGTATTGCATTATATCCAATGTTACCACCACTACCAGAAGTACCTAACGGCCTAACATATATTAACATCTTATTACTGCTTAAGGCCGCGAGTGCATCAGCACTAGTCCCAAAATCTCCAGAAAAAGTTAATTCAAATGAACTAAATGGTCTATTAAGGTTAGATGCCGATACTTCGAATAATCTATGATAAGTTGGAGTAACTTGATATCCTACTCCACTGTAATCAGGATTAGGCCCACCAACATTAGGTGCAAACAAAGATAGGTCAGCTATTAATGTTCCAACCGCAGGTGAATTACCATCATCAGCATAAAATTTATCTGGCCTAACTAAAGTACCTCCTACTACAGCAGACTGGCAAAATGGGCCAGTGGATATAGCTGATGTTGTTTGATTTGCTAAACCTGATGGTGTTAGTGTAGCGGATGAAACTATTGGTTGATAAGTACCTCCACTTCTTGTTAATCTTTCTGCTTCATCATCAAACCGTTCAGTTAATTTATCACTTGTTGTACTGTAGGTATCTATTAGAATTGCTGATGTGTTAGAATTTACAAAGCCTGAATCTGACCAAGGATCATATGCCTTTGATTTTATAATAGCATCAGAATTTCTAAACCTCCAATTAGTAGCAGTAATATCCCACTCGTCATAATCAATACTTATTCCACTTACATTATAATCATTAGACCAACCTGATAAATTAAACCCACTAGGCCAAGTGGCAGAATTCCATGCAGGTTCTTGTACAGGGCTTAAGCCATAATCGGAACCTTCTACTAATAAATTATAATTAGACGCACCACCTTGCCCTTGTGTATTACTATTAAGTTTATCAATCGCGTTAACATTTATAACAAACCGAGAATTAAGATCATAATATTGTACACCGCTTAAGTATTTAGTAATTACAGACGGTGCATTAGGGGATGGGTTAATTACAACGTTACCATTAATTTCTGGTGTAGATGGATAAGAACCATCATTATTAGCATCCCAGAAAATATCAGGTTGATTATAAACATATTGAGCACCACTATCAGTAGTTGAATCAGTTGTCATAGTGCACTTAACATGAAATCTTCCACCGCTTCTTCCGGCTAATGTAAAGATATCTCCAATGTTTACTGTAATTTGAACATCTGCCTTTTTTCTATTAGCGTCATTTTGAAAATTAGTTATGCCAACACTTATTCTATTTCCAGGTGAATTATATGATCCTGCTGCAAATATAACACCTGTTGTAAAATCCTCCAATTCATAAACACCATCGGCATCATACACAATAACATTAAATGTAGCATTTCCAGTAGCATCATTACTAAACCCTGTCACCTGGCCACCCGTAGTAAATGTAATTGGTGCGGAAGTTGATGGATCAATACTATTAAAAGCAGGGTGATTAGATCCTGCCCAACCACCTGTACTAAAAGGAACGCCTTCAGATTGTGGATCGCTTATTCTTATCGATGCACTTCTTGTAAAACCGCCTTCTGAAACTATACCGTTCGTACTACCATCGGTAGTGTTAAAATGAGAAGCAAATGTTGGTACTGGTATAAAGACATTTACAGTACCTGGTGTTCCACTATCTTGTGCTAATACATCAGCACCAATAAAATTAATAGTTTTATATGTACCTATGTCAATACCCTCATCTTTAATATGTAAACCTGCAAATGTTAATTTATTATTTCCATCTACAATAAGGTTTGTTTGTGAAGTATCTAAATTAATTGATATTTCTTCATCAGATCCAATTGGCGTTAATTTAATACCTGAACCTGCAGTAACAGTATCACCACCACCGCCACCTAAGCTATTTATAGTTATAGTATCACCAGCAGCAGTACTAACTTTAACTAATTGTATATCAGTTCCACCTACTAATATAGGATTATATGATGCATCAATAAAATCATATAGTGTAGTCTGAGTGATTAAATCACCTGCTTCAAATAATAGTTTTAATTGATCTTTTGCTAGTACTGGCATTATACATTATTTATTTTACTTGAAGAAGATCCATAAACTTATCAAACGATAAAAGTAATACTTTCTTCTTTTTCTTCTTTTTTCCTTCAGGTGAATCTCCGCTACCAACCTTTTGTGTAGCAAAAGAATTTGCAGAACCAGGATCTCCAGGAAGCTCAACTGCTCCCATATCCTGTACATTCATATTAGGATTTAGTCCAACAGCACCTGCTTCATTTTCATTAATTAAATTATCCACTATTTAATGTTTTGTTTAAACCATCGGTCCATCCAGCTTTTGAGTTCTCTTTGTGCAGGTTTAATATCAGATGGCTCTGTCATAGGACCGTCTTTCCAAGCATCCCATAAAGTTTTAATCTTACCTAAAGCATTTGCGATTTCAATTGAATCCATAGACTCAATGTATTCTTCATTGACCTCAGTAGATTCATTTACTGAAAATTCATTTAATCCTTTTAAATTTTTCATATTGTTATTTTCTTTTATTGGTTCTAATATATTTTGTAATGGCTTATAAAAACTGTGTATACTTTTAGGAGTCATTTTCTTAAAAGTCTTTTCATCATCTATCTTTAATGCATTACGAACTTTAGATGCTGAGATGTTATCGTCAGTTCTAAAAATTTCATATCCTTTAAAATCAGGATCTACTCCTAATTGATCTCGGTATGATTGTTTGTCAATCATTGCACCGTATGATTTTTTTCTATCCGTCCCATATCCCCACATCACAGGTTCATAAGCAGGCCTTGCTGCCGCAAACATTGTATCAATTGAACCATTAGGAACTACAATAGCAGTTTCTAAAAATGGATATTG